TAGATATTATCTATCTTATCTCCCTCTCATAGATATTATCTATCACATCTCCATCTCTAATAGACCCAATCTATTAGATAAAATCTATCTTATCTCCGTCTTTAATAGATTCTATCTATTATCATCTCTATTATCATTATCATCATCTTTATGATTATTAGTATTAGTTCTATCATGAACATTAGTGTAATCATCATGATTAGTCATATTAATATCTTCAAGTTTAGCCTCAACAGTATTGTCAAGTTTAATAAGACTTCTAGTCATACTAATCAATAGCATTAGTTCTAGCTAATAATAGCTCTACTAGTAGTATTAGTATTATAATGACTATTAAACCTAGTCTTAATAGTAATATTAATATTAATCAAACTAATATTGCTAATACTGATATTGATTATGTTCTCTATACTCTTTATACTCTTGATGTTGATTATGTTTATTATATTCGTTATATTTATGATGTTGATTATATTCTTTCTCATTTAAATTCTATTGCTATAACTATTTTAGTTATTTTAATGTAGCGATTCAGTATTAGTTAGAATTATAATATAAATAAATTATAATATATTTGGAGTATTAAATTTAATCGTTATATTTGTTGCGTTAGTCAGTAGAATAATATTGCTACTGATAATAATAATATTAATCTTAAACTTATAAGTGTTATGGTAAATTTTGATCATGTTACTAGTAATGTTCAATCTAAGCCTAGAAAGAAAACTATGGCTGAAAGTTTAGAAGAAGCTAAACAAGAAGGTAAACTTGTTGTTCCTGAAGAAGATACACAAGTTAATGCTGTTGTTAGTAGTGAAACTGTTCAGACTAAGAATAAAGCTAGGAAGAAGAAACAAAGTAAAGTTCGTAAACAGGAAGAACAAACTACTGTTGTTAGTCAAGCTAATGAAGATAATGATTTTAAAGATGCTAAGACTGATAAACGTGGTGTTCCTGTTGGAATTAATGTTCCTCAACATATTCTTGATGTAGTTTGTATTGTTAAATTCAATGCTGCATTTAGACGTCATACTTCTCTTAATATTCTTCATGCTCTTGAAGATGATGGAAGAATATGTAATTCTAAAGGTGCTTATGTTGACTTCTTATGGAATAAGTTTAGAGTTACTGCTGATGGTGGACTTCGTAGAGAATATAGATATACAGATGATTTATTCATTGATGCTTTAGTTAAGGCTCATGCTGATGTTGCTAGTGATAGTCAACGAGTTATTGGTATTATGATTGATACTGAAACTGAACTTCATAAAAAGAATAAAGATTCTGAGGCTAGTTAAGTTTGTAGTATAGACTCCCCGTAGAGGATGGATAGTGCTGTTGAGCTTATTAAAGCTAATTCTCATATTCTTGCCATTTTTATCCATTTTGTTTATTGGGTTTGTTATAGTTAACACGTTGATGATAACTATCCTCTACTCGGAGTTTATTTTATATATAAAGATATGGAAAGAACTGATATTTATTTTGTTGAAGATGATACATATTTCAATAATAATGTTGAAGGTGTTGAAATTCATGCAGAATGTCTAAGTCAAGATTATGATGACATTGCTTGGGAACCAACAGTTGATGATACTCCTGCTGTTGATCCTGAAAATGATATTTTTGGTTATTACGATTAATTAAATGTTTGTATTATGAATTATAATGAAATTTTTGCAAGTTATATTATGTCTGAATTACATAACGAAGCCGATTTATCAAAAAGTTGTGAATATTGTAAAGAATTAGCTGATTTTAGTGAAGCTATTAAAGGTAAAGGTTTATCTAGTAAAGAATACGCTTTAGCTATTAGTTTATTTGATTTTGTTTATAGAGAAAAACATCATGTTGAATTTTTTGGTAATACTAGAGAAAGTGTTATTGAATATGCTCTTGATAATTTTCAAATAGATTGGTTAGTAAGACGTTGGGATAGCGTAATTAAATCTAAGGATGAACTTAAAAATGTTATTGCTGTTCTTCCTCAAAGTTTTAAAAATATTATTGTTGATATTGTTGATACGCAATCTCTTATTAATCATAATATTGCTGAACATCTTATTAAAACTTCTGAAGAAGAATCAATTGAAATAAGTAAGATGCTTATTCCTACTACAGATAATGAAAATAAACTTAAACACTTTACTGAAAATGAACTTATAGAAGAACTTAAACGTAGAGAAAAAGAACGAATTGCTACAAAATAATTAATAATCCCATTTTAGATACTATGGTCTGTGAAGATAGTAGTATTATTTCACTTGCTGATGATGGAGGAATTGAACTCCGAAACTATAATATTTATCCGTTTTAATCTGGTTAAAATTGTGCTAATAGCATGGTCTGTGAAGATAGTGCTATTGATAATTATTATAGTCCAAGTGTGTTATGTTTTAGTCATATAATACTTTTTGGTTAAATATTTGGTGTTAATATTTTAGTTATTATTAATTGTGAAATTAGTAATAATAGTGATTGTGTAAATTCATATGTTATTTGTGCCTAGCTTTGTCTGTGAAGATATTGCTAGGCTTTTTAGTATGTATATTATTAACTTTAAACATATAATTAAAATGGATAATTTTGATGAAATTATTTTTAATGGTCTATTAGATAAATACATTGAAGAACAAGCTAAGTTTGAAAAAGGACAAGTAGTTTATATGAAATATACTTATCAATATCATAATCAAACTAATCTTGGTGTTTGTGTTGGTATTGTAACCGAAGTTGGAATTACTAAAATCGAACGTACAGTAGGTAATAATAAATATATTAATTATCCTATTGTATATACTGTAACTCATGCTAAAGGTGTTAGTCGTTGTGTTAGTGAATGTAAACTTGGTTCTGTATCTGAACATATTCTTAAAGAACGTCTTAAACGTGATGGTAAGAATAATGAACAGAATAATGAGGCTGAACAGAATGGCTAGTTATTCATAGTCTGACATGTTCATGGATATAATTCTTTTGCCCTCTGTTGAATTTTCATATATAATCTGATTAATCTATCACGATTAATATTGAGTTCAATACAGGGCAAAAGAACTAGCTAATAAATGTTAAACTAAAAATTTAATACAGTTTTATTATGAATTATATTGCTTATAAGAATATTGATGGTACTATTACAACTGGATTTAAAGTTAAACTTTATGATATAGTTACTTTGAATACTGGTTATTGGAAAGATAAACTTGCTATTGTTCTATATATTAATGAAGCTAAAAAACAAATTAAAGTTCGTATTATCGAATGTGGTATGGATTTAACTCTTAAAGTTAAAGATGTTCAATTTGTTAATCATAATAATAGAACTGCTGCTCGTTCTTATATTGATTTATGTAATAAACTATCTAAAGCCTTTCATGATAAATATACTGATAAACAGTATATAAAAAATAATTGGTTTACTGATAAGTTTATTATTAATGATGTAACTGCTACTACTATTGCCATAGGTATTGGTCAATATATTACTAATATTGATAGCGATAGATATTCTGTTAGTGCTATTATGTGGCTTAGTGATATTAAAGATTATATAGATGCTTTACTTAAATATGGTGATTTTGATTTTGTTGCTAAGGCATTTAAAATTTATAATATTACTGATACTAGATTTGAACTTATTCGTAAACTTTATAATTATTTCTATGATTGAAGATGCTATTGGATATATTCTTGGAATTTGTGTTGGATGTATTTTATTTCTTATTTATGAAGTATTTAATCTATATAAGAAGATTGAACGAATTAATATAGATATTAATAAACTTCAAAATAAAGATATAGAATTTCATCGTAATATTGAATTTATTATTAATGATAGTGAATATAATAAAGAAGTTCTTGAACATTTTATTGATAAACTTAATGAACTTAATGATAGTATTAAAGCGAAAGTTGATGACTAGCTTGCTTCCATCCTCCACGGGGGGTCGCCACGGAGCGTAGCGTAGTGGCTCTACTAATCTAACTATTATTGAATTTATTATAGTTTTAACTATTAAATATAATTGTTTTATTAATCTTTAAAAATGTAAAGTACTTATGGGAAAGTATGATGAAGTTTCTGTTGTTCGTCAACTTAATAATGTTGGCGCTGTTATTGGAATCAATTCTGCTAGTAAAGTTATTAAAGTAGCTAAGAATAGTTCTATTGGTAATGGAACTAGTGGTAAAATTGATTTTCTTACTCATTATTGCGGTTATTATCTTGAATATGTTGATGTTATTCAACAACAAAAAGAATGTGATGAAAAGATTGCTGCTAAGAAAGCTGCTAAAAAGGCTGCTCGTAAAGCTAAATTTGCAGAGGATAATACTTTTAAAGGTATTACTCGTGCTGTTGATAAATGTATGCGTGCTATTAAAAAAAAATAGTATGCTATGGTTAGTTTTAAATTCTCATTTGGAGTTGTAGGTAAATCCAAAGAGAAAGGAATAGTCAATAAATATGTTATTATAGTTGCCAAATGTGAAGGTATTATTAGATATATTGATGGTACTTATAAAGTAGAATATAATGGCAAGCTATATAGCATTACAGGTGAAAGTTACAGAACTAAAGGAAAGAAAGTTGTTTATGCTCGTCGATTAGATGAATATAATCATAGAATTAAAATTATAAGAGATAGTGAAAATAGAAAAACTGTTGATACTAGATTTTATATTCCTTTTGCTGCTGGACTTATAGCTAAAGGTAAAATTGTTAAAATGCTTTTTGCTAAGGAACTATTTCATATTACTACGTGTTATAATCGTGGTGATAGTGAATCTACTATTTTAGCTTTTCAAGAATGGAAAGAATATGAAGATAAAGTTAAAAATAATCTTATTGATATAAATAATGAATTGGAATGATTAGTAAACTAGAAATAGCTAATACTCCTAAGAAAGACAATAATATTACTTTTACTAAAGACCAAGAAATTGCTGTGCATAAACTTATTGAGTTTCTTGCACAGCCTTGGGATGATAAAAAGTTTATTAATGCTCTTTGTGGCGCTGGCGGTACTGGTAAAACTTTTGTTATTAAATATGTTATTGATAATTGTAAATGGTCTAATAGCGTTATAGGCTGTGCTGCTCCTACTCATAAAGCTTGTAGAGTTCTTAGTAGTTCTATTGGCAATAAAGAAGTTAATACAATACAATCTGTATTTGGTTTTAGACTTGATGTTGATATTGAAAACTTTGACCCAGAAAATCCTGCTTTTAATCCTAAAGGTAAAGATAAGCTTGATGGACTTAAAGTATTAATAATTGATGAGGCTTCTATGTTAAATGCTAAACTTGTTAAGTATATTAGTAATAGATGTAAAAAGCTTCAAATTAAAATTATTATGCTTGGTGATTCAAGTCAGCTTCCACCTGTTAATGAAAAAACAAGTCAAGCATTTCTTATATCTAGTAATACTTATTATCTTAAAGAAATTGTTAGACAAGGAAATAATAATCCTATTGGTAAACTTCTTAAACTTCTTCGAGAAGATATAGAAAATAAGAATACTTGGAAGTTTCTTGATTATATATCTAAAAATAAACAAGAATATAATGAAAAAATTGAAGGATATTATGTTTGTGGTCAAGCTGAATTTTCTGAAATAATTGATACTTGTTTTAATGATGAAGCTTATACTAAAGATATAGATATGTATCGTATTATAGCTTATACTAATAATCGTGTTGCTACATGGAATAATTATGTTAGACATTCTATTATTAAAGATGCTGATAAAAGTTTGATTACTAGTAATGACTTAATAATGAGTTATGTTACAATAGTTAATAATTTTAATGATATTATTATTAACAATAGTGAAGAATATATCATTAAAGATATTATTGATACTGTTGATAACACTTATGAGTTTAAAGGGTTTCTAGTTAAATTTCAAGCTATTCATGGTGGTGAAATAACTCAACCTTTATTTGTTATTAATCATACTGATAATTATACATTTCAAATGTATTATAAGAAATTGACTGAGCTTATTAATGATGCTAAACAAGCTAGTAGTTCTGAACGTGGAAGTAAATGGAAACAATATTTTGATTTTAAACGTAAATATCTTCTTGCTGCTAATGTTACGAATAGTAATGGTAAGATTATATTTAGTAGAGATTTAGATTATGGTTTTGCAATTACCTCTCATAGAGCACAAGGTTCTACTTATAAAAATGTTTTTGTAGATATTAATGATATGATTTACGATAAGTATGGAAATCCTTATACTAATAGAGATGAAATGCTTCGTAGATTATATGTTGCTTGTTCTCGTGCTAGCAATCAATTAGTATTATGTTATGGCAAATAAAACAGTTGATGAATATATTGATTGTATAAATTGTCCTAATCGTATATTTAATACTGGTAGTTATATAATTGGTGGTAGAGGAAGTATTCATGGAGATATTATTTTCCTATTTCCTAAAAGCGATAAAGAATATAATAATAATCAATTATTTATTGATGTTGGTAATCTTTATGATGAATATTCTGGACGCAATAACACTGAAGATGTATATATGACTTATAGTGTTAAATGTTCTTGTTCTAATAATTATGATACATATAATGCTGCTGTTAATAATTGTCGTAAAATTTTATGGAAAGAATTAGCTAAACTTAATTATAAATATCTATTTATATTTGGTGAAGCATGGAGAAGTATTAGTAATAATCCACTTCCTAGATTTATGGCTACTGGCGGTAAATATGTACTTGTTAATTATTCTCCTTTTGTTAAATATAAAGATGAAAATCTTTATCATACTTTTAAACAACGTTTTGTTGATGATGTTATTTGGGTTACTAAAAATAGAAATAATTATGGTATTGGAATATAAATGATTAATTGTATAGGTTATGATGTTGAAGTTCTAAGAAATTTCTTTTCTATAACTTTTGTTAGTATTAACAGCTATCTTAAAGTTTTTAAAGATTGTGTTGGAGATGATGGAAAAGCTATACCTTTAGTTCAAAAACTATCTGTTGAACAGATTAAAGCTCGTCTTAAAACTGTTGAAAAGTATAGTTTTTATATTACAGATAAAGATGACAGTCAATTACTTACTATAATAGATTATATTAATAAGACTAGACTATATAAAGATTCTAATGGAAATATTATTCGTACTGATTTGTATGGATTTAATAGTTTTAATTATGATAATCTTATGGTTGCTGCTTTACTTAGTTTTTATATGCGTACGAATAGTACGAAAGAACTTATTACTAAGTTATATGAAACAAGTAAAACTATAATTAATAGTCAAAATGATAAAGATAGATTTAAAAATGATTTTTATCTTACTAGTCTTAGAAAATATAAACTACCATTTACTGGTATTGATGTAATGAGAATATTTGCTCTTAACAAGGCAAGTTCTGTTATAGATAAGAAAACAGGAGAACGTAAATATGTTCCTAAAGGTCTTAAGCAAACTTCTATTAATCTTCAATGGTATGAACTTCTAGAATATGAACTTCCTAATATCAATGAAAAAGAAGCTGAACTATATAATAGTATTCCTAATCTTAAGGGGATGACTGTTCAACAACTTAATAAGTTTGTTGATAAGTGGGATAGATTTATTCTTGATGAATATATTGAACCTATGATGCATTATAATCTTAATGATGTTTTTATAGTTTGTGAAATTGTTCGTCTTTATCCTGAAGAAATTAAATCCAGATATGCTATTAGTAGAGCTTATGATGTAGACGTTCTTAATTCTAGTCGTAGTAAAACTGCTGATATTCTTTTTGAGAAGTTTTATAGTAAATTTAGTGGTCTTGCTCCTGAACAATGGAAAGGTAAGAAAACTGAAAGAACTGCTATGAGTTTTAAAAAAGTTATTTTTCCTTTTATTAAATTTAAAACTAAACCTATGCAAGATTTTCTTGATGAATGTCTTAAAACTACTATTTATAGAGTTAATAAAGATGCGTTTAGTAAAGAAGTTAAAATTGGAAATGTAACTTATACTGTTGCTACTGGAGGTTTACATAGTCAAGATAATCCTATTGAATTATGGAGTAGTGGTAGAGAACTATATCTATCCTCTACGGGGGGTCAACACGATATCCTTGTTAATGATAACGATTATGTTTATATTCATGCTGATATTAATAGTATGTATCCTAGTATTATTGCTGCTCATAAAGTAGCTCCAGCTCATCTTGATACTAATGCTTTCTGTAATCTTATTGAATGGCTTAAAAATAAGCGAGTTGAAGTTAAGCATAGTAATGAAGATATTGTAGATGGAATTGATAGAGATACTTTAGCTTTGGTTCTTAAGATTGTTATTAATTCTGTTTATGGTAAACTTGGATTTGAAGCTGGTAATCTTTATGATAGACTTGCTGTACTTAAAACTACTATTAATGGACAGTTAATGATGTTAATGTTAGTAGAAGAGTTAGAAATAAATAATATTCATGTATTAAGTGCTAATACTGATGGTATTGTTATTAAACTTTATAAACGAGATATTGACATTTATAATCGTATTAAAGATACTTGGGAAAATATTACTAAACTTAAGTTTGATACAGATTATTATAATTGTCTAATTAGCAGAGATGTGAATAATTATCTTAGCCAGTTTAGAGTTATTAAAAATGGTGTACATAAACTTAAACTTGAATCTAAAGGCGCTCTTAATCCTATGATGTATTCTTTAGATTTAACTAAAGGTTATTCTATGCCTATTGTTGCTCAAGCTATTGAAAACTATTTTCTAAAGAACAAACCTGTAATGGATACTCTTCAAGAAGCTACTAATATTCTTGATTTCTGTTTAACTCAAAATGTTGGTAAGCAATTTCATGTTGAAGAAACTAAAATTGAAAATGGACAAGTTGTTAGAATTGTTTGTCAAAGATATGTTCGATTTTATGTTTCTAATAATGGATATATAATTAAAAAAGTTCATAACGATAATGGTTCTCATAATAGAATGGCTGCTGGTTCTGTAGTTACAGTTATTAATACACTTGATGATAAAGATATTTCTTTACGTGATATTAATTTTAAATTTTATTATCAAGAAGCTATGAAGATTATTAATCCTATTAAACTTAAAATTTCTCCTAAAGGAAAAGGCAAAAGTAAAATTAAAAAATATAGTGGTATGTATAATCCTATTTTTAATGAAGATGATTTTGAATGAAAAATGTATTAGAAGAATCTTATAATAAACTTATTAATAAATGGGGTTCTAAACAATATAAAGGTGTTGGAACTATACATTGTGTTCAACCTCTTCAATATACTGAAATTATAAGTAGAATTATAGTTCTTATGCGTAATAAGAATCCTAATATTAAAATACTTATTGTTGTAGGTGTTTGGAAGGAAAGAACTGAAATTGTTGATGCTCTTAAAAATAATAATATAAATATAGATACTATTAATATTCTTACTTATACTTATATTAATAGTAAATATAATTATAATTATGATGTTTCTATTGTTGTTGGAGTTAATGAATGGAATCTTTATGTTAATACTGCATTTAATCATGCTAGATTTAAACTTATGATTATAACTAAAGATACTATTGATTCTGCCAAATTAAGTACAATTTATCTTAATATTCCTCCTATTAATGATAGTATAAATTCTAGTAATATTAATGGAGTTCGAGCTTTACTCCCCGTAGAGGAACATAGAGAACCTATTCTATTTATTAATCAAGAAGATATTGATAATTACGATAAATATACTGAATATATTACTCAAACTATTCAAGTATTTGGTAATCTTGATAATATTAAATATGCTCGAAGTGGTACTCCAGATGGACGTAGTGCTATGCAATATATTACAGAAATAGCTGAGTATAATGGATGGAGTAATAATATGGATATGACTAATCCTTTTAGTGAACAAATAGATAAATGTTATAATCCTATTGTTCTTACTGAAAGAGTTAAGACTTTCTATAATATTGTTCGTGAACGTACTCTTCTATGTTCTGATAATGTTTGTAAACTAGATAGAATTGTCGAGATTGTTAAAGATAATCCTGATAAGAAATTTATTATTATTAGTAAGAGAGGAGAATATGCTGCAACTATTACTAAATATATTAATGATAAATTAGGTGAAATATGTGGTGATTACCATGATAAGATTGATGATAAAGTTCTAGTTGATTCTAATGGTATTCCAGTTTTATATAAGACCGGAAGCCAAAAAGGTAAGCCTAGAATCATCAAATCTAATGCTATTTCCACGCTGAATTTGAAGGCTTTTAATGATGGCTTATTAAGAGTATTATCCATAAAAAATAGTTCAAATACGAAGCTAGAAACAAGCGTAGACGAATGGATAATAACCTCACCATTATGCGATACAATAGATGAACTTATATATAGATATAATGGTATTAATTGTAATCAATCAAAACTTAAAGTACATAAACTTTATATAAGTGGAACTATTGAAGAAGCTGCCTTAAAGAAAGAAAAGTTATCACCTAATCATCAGATTATAGAAAATGTTAATTCTAACATTTGTGCTCAAAATTTTGATGGTATTATTTGTTAGTATAAATATAATAGTTACATTTGTAGTGTAATCAAAATTGCTCTTTGATGTAATGGACGAAGAAAAAGAAATTAAAGTTAATGATACTGCTATTACTACTACTAGTAATAATGGTATTGAAAAACACAATGGTATTCAACATACCAATGCTGCATATCAGTTAAATTATATGAGTGAAGCTGAAATTGCAGGTCTTGAACTATTTATTAAACGTGTTATGCGTAGTGATAAATGTGGTATTAAGTCTGTTGAAGATGGTCTTGCTATTGCAATGAGAGCTAAAGACCTTAGACTTCCATTTTCTACTTGCATTGAACATATTCATGTAGTTCAAGGTAAAACAGGTGTTGATGTTCACATTATTAAGGCATTACTTGTCAAAGGCAGCGTGAGTTGGGAAAAAGTAGATAATTATCGCGCTCTGTACGAATATACAGATGGCTTTAATGCTTATGATGAAGATAAACTTCCATCTGACTGTATTAAGTGTCTTACTCCCAAAGAGGCACAAACTAAAAATGCAGAAGATAAAGACCATGAACATATATATGTTTATCCTGTTAAATACTATAAAGATTATAATGGTAATGTATATAAAGAATATCAACTTAATGGTAAGTTTGAAATAGCTACTAATACTAATGAAGCTAAACAAATTGCTTCTACTGGTAAAGTTCCTGTTTATAGAATACCTGCTGTTCCTATTGATTATATTACTAGTTATCGTTTTTATCGTAAAATTGGAGAACGTAATATGGTTGCTACTGGTGAGTTTACTTATAAAGATGCTATTGTTGCTGGATGTTTTGAAAAAGATACTTATAAGAAATATCCTAAGATAATGATAAGTCATAGAGCATTTGTTTATGGTGCTCGTGAAATTGCTAATGATTTAATTATGGGCTGTCTTAGTACAGAAGAATTAAAGACTATGCAAGGTATTGATTTAAGTAATGAAGATATTATTGATATTACTGAAGTTCAATAACATAAACAAGATAGAGAAATTATTATTAAACAAAACAGTCGTAAGACTGATATTATTCACTTTTAAATAATTATAATTATGAAAGATTTTAAGAAAGGTTTGAGTTTTGGTATGGGTATTGTTAATGCTGGTCAAAGAGCAGTTAATGAAGAACCTGAATTGGTAATTGTTTCTACTCCCGGTAGTTTCCGTATGACTGCACAAGTTTCTAAAGCTCTCGGCATTGCTCATGGTGAATATGTAATGTTCATTAATAACTGTGCAAACATTGATAATGCTATTATCAATAAAGTACCCGAAGTTGTTGCTTTCTGTGAAGAACAAGGTTTGGATATTGAATCTCCCGAAGCTGCTATGGCTGTTCATGCTGAATTTGATATTTGGGCTTTAGCTAAAGGTATTGCTGAATTAGACAAGAATGGTAATCCTTGCACTACTCGTGTTCGTATGACTAAAAATGATAAGATTAAGTATGTTAATACTTATTTCCAAGAAACTCTTGAAGGTGCTTTATCTTCTTCTAATGAAGAACTTAAAGCTGCTCTTGGTCGTGAAGGTATTACAGAAGATGAACAAAAAGAACTTTTGATTAGTTGTATTCAAGGTGATGAAGTTGCTAAGATTAAAGGTTCTAAGTGTGCTAATACTGCTGCCTTGTCTGGTATTGGTGTAACTCTTAACTTTACTGATTCTAATGTTTGGAAACAGTTGAAAGCTGATATGACTGATGAAGAAGCTACTTCTAAGAATCGTGTTTATACAGTAGATATTGATAACTTGCAAGAAGCTGTTGTTAATAACGGTTATAAAGATATTGTTGTTAAGATTGCAATGCTTACCGAATATAAAGATGAAGAACCTATTCGTATCGGTAAGAAAGCTGAAAAAGAAGAAACTGCTGAATAATCAAATCTTCGTCTTAGAAATATAGTATTTTGAACATAGAGCTGCATTGTTAGTATTGCTAATAGTGCAGCTCTTATTTTATCTAATAATTCTTTTAATTACTTTAATTATGTCGACAGAAAAAGAAATTAAGAATGAAGCTACTGTTGTAGCAAGTGCTGAACAAACTGCTAATGCAGAAGTACAAACTCCTAAAAAACGTAGAGGTAGAGGTATTAATAACGATTTACGTGATGTAACTCGTAAAAAGTTTGATGAACGTACTGATTGCAATAAAGCCAATGGCTTGTTTATTGGTCATCTTGAAGATGTTAAAGTTGATTGGGCTACATTGAAAGATGATGTTCAAGGTATGCCTTCATTTGCTGGTATGAGTATTCCTTATCTTACATTTACTTTTGCTAGTAATCATGAAAATATTAACGAGCGTCGTTATGTAACTCAACGTCTTCTTCCTGCTGAAAGTAATGTTGAAACTATTCCTGGAGCTAAAAGTGCTTGGAAAGTTGATAACATCTTCCGTTTTATGAAACATATTTATAATGTTTTTGTTCTTAAAGGACGTGATTTAACAGAAGAAGAAATTGATGCTCTTACTCTGCCTTTTGAAGACTTTGATGAAAACATGCAATATGTTCCTGTTGAACCTGAAGAAGTTATTGCTGGTTATAAAATTGTATTTGAGAATTATGTTAAGTTACTTAATAATAATGGTAAACCGGTTTATAAAGATGCCAAAGGTAAGCCTATTACTATTTGGATGAAACTTCTTCGATTCATTAAGAATGATGGTAAATGGCGTGCTGTTGTTGGAAGTAAATCTTCATTTGGTGATTTAGGATTTCCTACATTTATCAACGATGGAGTAATTGAACTTTATAAAGAACAAACTGCTCCTAGTCTTCACATTGACCCTTATAAGGAAAGTATAGTTTATAAGCAATCTGCTGAACAAGCTAAACAACCTAATGTTGCAATGCCTGGTGTTAATGTTATGCCTGGTGTTCAACCTGCTTCTTCTATGAATCCTGTTGGTGGATTTAATGATAACGCAGGTTTCAGTCCTTTTGGTGGTGGAGATGATGCTGCTGGTGCTTTTGTTAATCCAACAAGCGATTTACCATTCTAAAAATTAAAGTTAGTTAAATAGTTGTATATAAGAGGATTAGGTACTAATTTAGTGCCTAATCCTCTTTTTTTTTATATGTTCACGATAAAGGTCAAATTAAGTATATTATGAAAAGAAATATTGGAAATACTATTTTAACTAAAGATTATATTTTCTCTAAAGTTAGTCAAATAACTATTTTTAGTACCTATACTGGAATTAGTGTTGAAGATATTCAACATTGTATAGATACTGGAGAATTTATATCTAGTCCTTTTCGTGAAGATACTCATCCTAGTTTTGGTTTTAGATATGATAATAGAAATAAACTTAAAGGAAGAGATTTTGCTGGATATTGGTGGGGAGATTGTATAGATGCTGCTGCAACTGTTCTCTCTGAGATTGTTCATAAGCAAATTGATATTTCTATTAAGAGTCAATTTCTATTTGTTCTTAAACATATTGCTTATACTTTTAGAAATATTATTTATGGACAAGACAAAGATGAAAACAACGATAGTAGTATTGCTAGGGCTATTAGTAATGTACGTAATCATAAACCTATTATTGAACTTGTTACTCGTCCGTGGAATAATTTAGACGCTAAGTATTGGGGACAATTTGGTATTAGTCTTAATTTTCTTAATACTCATTTTGTTTATTCTGTTGACCAATTTTATATTAATCGTTCTACTAATCCTATTCCTAAATATTTTTACGATAAAGATAAAACAGATTTATGTTATGGTTATGTTCTTGGGCAAGATAAAAGAGGAATAGTTAATGTTAAACTGTATTTTCCAAATAGAAATAAGAAAACTGAAGTTAAGTTTATAACTAATAGTAATACTATTGAAGGAATTATTAATCTTGAATTAGATAATTATGACGTTATTATTATAACTAAATCTACTAAAGATAGATTAAGTCTTGAATGTTATCTAAAGAGTATTAATCATTCCATCCTCTACGGGGGGTCTACCCTTGAATTTAAAACTATTGGTGTTGTTAATATTCCACATGAAACTTATAAACTTCGTCAAATTGAATATGATTGGCTTCGTAGTAAACTTAATCGGAATGGTTTTCTTATTAGCCTTATGGATAATGATAGAACTGGTCTTATGGAAGCTGTGATTCTTAAGAATGATTATGATATTATACCTATTATTATTCCTAAAGAACTTGGCGTTAAAGATTTTGCAGAATTGAGAAGTAGTTATTCTACAAATGTTATTAATGAACTAACTCAGCAAGTTGTTAAATATATAGAAGAGAATTATGGAGAAGAAACTGAATTTACTTGGGATACGGAAGAAAGTAATACTTTGCCATACTAAAAGTTTAGCTGGTGTTACATATACGGTTATGCGTCCAATTACTGAAGAGGATGAACAAAATCTTGATAAATTTGAATATCTTGATATAGATAATAAACGTATTGATAAAAAAGATATTTATTGTTATGGAGAAATTAATCTATCTTCTAATGATGACGTTGAATATATCAAAAAGTTTAGCTTACTTGATACTGATAATGGTGGAACTGTTCATAGTAATTTTAATTATCAAGAAGGTTATGCTCTTGTTGAAGGAATAGCTAAAACTTATCCTACATTTGATATTATTGAATGGTTTAAATATAATCATTGTCTTATAGGTAAGCCAGCTCGTATTATTATTTATAAATGTAAGAAAGAAAATCTATGATAATAAAAGGATATGAAGAAAAGCTAGATGATAGAGATATTAGATATATTAATTATGTTATTGATAAATCTACGATGGCTGATGCGATTGAATCTTATATTAAAGATTTAGATTGTACTACTATTTATCCTGATGGTTCTCGTCCTAGACAAACTATTAATTATGATTATCGTATTACTCTTTCTAGTATTGAATATATTCTTGATAAACTTTATCTTATTCTAGAACATCATCCAGAAAAAGCTCAAAGTTATATTGATTATCGTAATAGTATTATTAAAAGAATTATTGATATACATGAAAAAAATCTTGATTTCGAGAGAAGAAACCCAGTACGATATTATAGTAAAGAACCAAGGAAACGCACTAGAAGTGCTAGCAGAGTTAATCAATCAAAAGATGTCTTTACAGGTAAACCCATTGATGTTAGCACCGGTATTGCAAAGGCTATTAAGCCTAAAAAGGAAACGATTGCTCAGCGTAAAGCTAAACTTCTAGGTGGTAAAGCTGTTAGTTTTGCATTTAATGGTTTAAAAATAAGTGAACATAATGAATAAACTTTATCGTAGAAATAATAATGGTGCACCTACTGTTTGGTGGGCTGAACTTGACAGTGGTACTAATAGTATCACTGTTTTTTATGGTCTTGTTCGAGGTAATATTCGTAAAGAAGTTTATGCTGTTACTCAAAAAGATGGTAAAAAAGAACTTGAAAGTAGATATAATGATAAAATTAAACAAGGATATACTTATCTTAATGAACTTTGCGATATGCAGGGTTTACCCCCCGTGGAGGATGGAGATAATGATACTCTATTTAATTTTCTAAATACTTATCTACCTAAAGACCTTAGTAATGGAAACAGTAATCTTTTACTTCCAATGCTTGCTAAAACGTATAGTGGTAATGTTTGGAAAAAAGTCAGTTGTATGTATGGTCAGTATAAGATTAATGGTCTGCGTTGTATTGTTACTGCTTATACTCAAAATGATATGTTTAAACCTATTAGGCTTCGTTTCCAAAGTCGTGAAGGTCTTACTTGGCATACTCTTAGCTATCTTGAAGATTATTTGCTTGCTACTATTAATACAAATATTATCGACGATATGATTAATGGATTCGCAGCACTTGATGGTGAGGTTTATCTTCCGGGTTATACTGTTAATCAAATTAATCATTTTGTTAAAGATGCTAATTGTGTTGAAAATAAACTTCTTCAGTTTTGGTGTTATGATATTATGATGGAAGGTAATCAAACTCATAGAAATACATATCGTTATCATATTAAGCTGCCTACTTGCTTTAATAATATTAAAGAACATTATAATAATAAAGAACGATTGATTATTCTTCCTAGCGGATATATTACTAATGATAATGAAGCTATTGACGCTAGAAATCATTTTATTAATCTAGGATTTGAAGGTCTTATACTTCGTAATGCTGAAACTGATTATCAATATGGTAGACGTAGAGCTAATTATATGGAGAAGTTTAAAGATGCTGCTGAGGGAGATTTTATAATTCTTGATATTTATAAAGAAAAGAAACGTGATTTACCTATTCTTCTTTGTAAAAATGATATTAATAATGAAAAGTTTGAAACTCGTTTAAGCACTAGTCATATAGTTCAGCAAGAAGTTTTATTTGATTCTAAATCTTATATTGGCAAAACTGTTCATATAGAATATGGTGAACGAAGTGGTGTTAGTAGAGTTCCATTTCATATTAAAACTGTTGTTATAAATGGAGATACTAGATTATAATGTAATTAAGAATAATAGTTTTGATAGAACTAAATCTTATTTTAGTTGTTATTATAAATCTATTATTCTATTTACTGATTATGATGCTAAAAGTTATAATTTTGCTGTTAGATATAATGATATAACTAAAAGTAATGAACTTTATGTGATTTTGTATAATGATAATAGAATTAATAATAGTGTTCCTATTATTCGAGATGCTAATACTGGATTTAAGTTATATATTCCTAATATAGTTATTAGACTTCTCGATACAAGATTGCGTAATGCTTTTGTTGTGTCTAAAGATGATTTTAATATTAATGTTAAGTTTGTAGAAGAACGTAATGATTTTTGTATTATTTATCATATAGATATTGAATAAGGTGAAGCCTAGTACACAATATGATGTGCTAGGCTTTTCTGTTTTACATGGGTGTAAAATTGTATATGACACGCTCGTAGACATGATTCTTTTTGCCTGTATTCAATTTTATATATCAGAATGATTAATCTATCACGATAAGATTTGCGTGTCATAATGAGCCTTAAAATGCGTCATTCTCACTATAATATTTAACATTAAATTCAGCATCATTATTACTAGTAAATTCCTATTATATTTTTATATTTGTCTTGATAAACAAAAACAAATTATTATGAGTATTAATAAAGTTACTATTGTTGGTATTAAAGGATTTAAAGGAAGCGGTAAAGATACAGTTGCTTCTATGATTAATTATATCCTTCATGATGGTATTATGAAAGCTAGTTATGATACTTGGCTTCTTTATCATAAAAATGATTTTATCGAAAATGATGAAATAATTATTCATTTTGCTGATAAACTTAAAGATGATATATCTGAATTTTGTGGTATTGACCGTAAACTTCTAGATAGACAAGAAATTAAAGAAAATTATTATTATAATTTTAAGACTGGTATTGTTTCTACTAATATTAAAGATATAGACTGTGTTATTAATACTGTATTAGAATATGATAATTTATCTACACTTCTTCTTTTAAATAATAATAATGTTTCTATTAAAATTAGAGCTCTTCTTCAATATTATGGAACTAATGTTATTAGAAATCATTTTTGGCATGAAGCTTTTATTCGTTATACTATGAATAAAGCATTTGATATAAAAAACAGTAAAGGACAATGTATTATAGCTGATGCTAGATTTGAAGATGAATGTATGGCTATTAAATATTATGGTGGAAAAATAATTAGAGTAGACAGAAGAGTTAATAATGATAATCATGAAAGTGAACAAATTAAAATTTCTCAAGATGATTATGTTATTGATAATACTGGTACTCTTATTGGTCTTTTCTATAAAGTTCTTAAATTTGTAACTGATTATATGGTATGAAATTACATCCTATTTTTGGTATAAATGCTCTTGCTAGAGTTTGTATATGTTGTGGTAAAGTTATTGGTTATACTCCGCTTGGAAATTCTGTTGAAGAAGATGCTAGTAAGAGTAAACAAATAGCTGAAGCTATTGTATGTAAAGAATGTATAGATAAACTTGATAGTGAAACTTGCTTTATAGCTTGTGACATGGATAAAGATAATTATATAACTGCTACTTACGATACTTTATGGATTAGAAATAAAGGTCTTAAAGAGTTTTTTAAAGAGCTTGATTCTATACAGCCTATTAATATTATACCTAAAGAACATTTTTATAGTGTATTTGGAAATGTAGTTAAAGATTTTTATAATAATAAAGAAGATGAAGATAATAGAACCGAAAGTTGAGCTTTGGCAACAAGGAGATGATGCTAAAGCTCATGTTGCTAGATGCGCAAGAGTTTGTTATGGTAGAGAAACAGGTAATGATGAAGCTACTATTAAGCGACTTATTAATGATGAACATTGGAGTATGTTTCGTCATGAAACTTATTATATAATAGCTAATGATAGTGATAAAACTTTAGAAACTATTGTTATTAATTATGCTAATACTATTGGTTTTAGTTATCATTATGAAAAACATGTTTATTATATAACTGTTAATGGTAATTGGGTTTTAGACCATAAAACACCATTTGGTTATCTATCTAAATATATTGTTTCTATTGAAGATTTTTGTAATACTGAAATAGGATTTCATATGATGAGATATACTTTTTGTGTTGATACACAAATTAGTACTTCTCGTGAATTAAACCGCGTTAGTCCTAATAGTATTGCTGAAATGAGTACCAGATATATTGGATTTTCAGATAAACAACCTATTTATGAATATGATTTACATACAGAACAAGGAATTATTGATGCGTATTTAGCTGGTCATAGTATTAATAAAATAGATAAATATAGCGGAATAAGCCATAATAAAATAAGAGATATTCTTGTAGATAATAATATAACTATTAGAAATACTGCTAGTATGGTTAATCATGATGCTTTTAAAAATATAAATAGTCATGAAAAAGCATATTTATTAGGATTAATTGAAACTGATGGTAATATTAGACTTAGTCATAATGAAATAAACATAACTCAACATAAAGATTATTATTTATATATTAAAGCTATTATGAGTTATGTTTTAGGTAATATAAATGAAACAAATGATAGAGATTGTAAAAAACTATATTGTTTTTCTAATGAAGCTGTTAATGACTTAATTAATATAGGTATTGTTGAAAACAAAACATATAAACAAACAGATGAAGATTCTATTAAACTAATTAATGCTATTCCTAAAGAATTTTATCCATCTTTTATCAGAGGTATTTTTGATGGGGACGGATGTATTGGTTTTTATAAAGATAAAAAAGGATATGATAATATACATTTTTATATAGCTGTTCATACAAATAAATTAGCAAGTTTTATAGAAAATATTATTAAAACTGTTATTAATAAAGATTCTGTTAGAATAACTTATAGAAATAGTTTATATTATATAAGTTTACATTCAAAAGAAAATATTATTGCTTTTGGTAATTATATGTATTCTGGTTTTAGTTATCCTTTTGGACATCCTAATAAAACAGCTAGATATATTAATTTTTTACAAAATAATACTAATATAAATTATAATTTTCCTATTAGTAATTTTGGCGATGATAAATTTAAAATATGTATTCCTCATTGGATAAGTAAATGTACGAATGTTGGTGCTATTTTTACTTATATATTAGGTATGTATGCTTCTGAAGAAACATATAAAGTTTTAATTAATGATTATTATTTACATCGTCAAGATGCTCGTGGTGTTCTTCCTCTTGATACTGCTACTAGATGTGTTTATACATATTCGATTGATGAATGGAGAGCTATTATTGATTTACGTTATTATGGTACTACTGGTATTCCTCATCCTAATGCTAAAATTATAGCTGGTATGATTAGAAATAATTTAATGGAACTTGGATATGACTTCAGAGATTGATAAACTTAAACACTTTCATGTTGAAAATTATAGTGATACTAATTTCACTGATGATTTAAATGATGGTGAAGAATTTCTTTATACTACAATTAGGTGTAAAGATGGTAAAGAAGTAACACTTTTATGTAAATATGTTAAAAATAAACATATTGGAAATTGTCCTGATTGTGTATTTAATAAGTATTTTTGTTATGGTCTTTTATGTAATATTGTTGTTCTTAAAGTAATTAAAGATGAAGAAAGTAAGCGTTATATTAAAAAGCAAAATAATAAACCTCTTATTAATAAGAAAGTTTTAGCTAAAGTTATTAGAAGAAGTAATATTTGTAAACATGCTATTAAAGAACTTAAACTTGCTGGATATGGTAAAGGAGAAGGTGGTCCGGATGATTGGATGTATCAACAAGTAATTGAAGCTGTTGCTGTATTTGCTTCTCATGGTAATTCCGGTGGTTCCGCTCCTTGGGAAATTAATCTTGTTCAAAAACTATGTGATTGGGATATTATTAGTCCTCTTCGATTTACTGATGAAGAATGGATGCAAATAAGTTCTGATGGTACTTGTCAAAACAGACGTAAAGGAAATGTATTCAAAGAACCAGATGGTAGTATTCATTATAATGAGGCTTTTAGTAAACGAGCTACTGATAGATTTGGATATTTGAATCCTTATTATCGTACTGCTTATTCAATTCCTAAACGTAAAAGATAATGGCTAGTATTTATAATATTACTGCTGAACTTGAGGATATATTTCTTGAGTTGGAAGAAAATGGTGGAGAGTTAACTCCTGAACTTAAAGAACGTCTTGCTATTACACAAGATAATCTTAAAGAAAAACTTAATAATTATCGTAAAGCATATACAATGCTTAATCTTGATGCTGAATCTTGTAAAAAAGAAGAACAACGATTAGCTTGTCTTCGTAAAACTAAAGAAAATAACGCTAATAGACTTAAAAGTGTTATGTTTGATGCTGTTATTACTTATGGTAATTTAGGTAAATCTGGTAATAGAAGTATTGATTTAGTTGATAGTAAACTTTATACTAGAAATAGTAAATGTGTTGAAGTAGATGAAAGTCTTAATCAAATATTTATTGATTTAGTATTAGACCATTTTAAAACTCTTTGGGATAATGATTTAATTACTGATGATATTGAATCATTTAATAGAGAAATTATGCTTGATAATATTAATACTAAATTTGCTATAAATTATCCTGAGCAATCTGCTAAACTTAAAGAAGAAACTGGAGGTTATTTTACTCTTGATGATTTAGATTGTATTAAAGTTAAATTTGAAATTGAAAAACCTATCAGTGATTTAGCTAATAAAGCTAATTTTGATTTGATTAATACTTTCTTTAATCATCAACATGAAATGACTAGAAGTAGTTCTGTTAATAAAACTACTATGAAAAATATTCTTAACAATGGTAGAGATATTAGTATTGCTAAGTTTGTCGAAAATACTAGTCTTATTATTAAATAGCTAAATTATACTCCCCGTGGAGGATGATGTGCATTTCATCCTCTACGGGGAGTCAACACTACTAATCTTGTTAATTATGGAACTAGAAGATAAAGTAAGAGAAGTAATTAAAATGGTATATAGATACCTATGGAGTTACTAACAGTCAAGCTATTAGAGATATTGAACGTATTATTGAATATATTAAAACTTATAATTAATGTATAAAGTTAAAGGTAAACCTTGGGCTTATTCTGGTGCTATTGATGTATCAGATTGTTCTACTGCTAAAGAAGTTATGATTAAAGCTAATCTTAACTTTGAAGTATCTAAATGTGAATTGGTTGGTAAAATGCCTATTAAACTTACTGGTACAGATGAAGAACTTGACAGAATTATTAAAGAACAGAAAAATGGCGCTCACGTATTTGGTACTGACATTTATCGTAAGTGTGATAACGCCTTTGCTACCTATCGTACTGATTGCAATATTCCTCTAGGAACAGTTAGAAATAAATATACAATTGTTCAAAATAATGAAGCTTTTAATTTCTTTGATGATGCAATTGGTAAAAATTCTGCTATTTGGCAAACTGCTGGTTTTTGGGGTAATGGAGAAAGAATATTTGTAAGTGCTAAACTTCCAAATAATTTTCTTGTTAAAGGTGATCCTGTTGAAAATTATTTAGTATTTACTAATACTCATGATGGTAGTGGTGGAGTTAAGATTTTATTTACTCCTATTAGAGTTGTTTGTCAAAATACTCTTAATGCTGCTATTCATTCTAGTAGTAATTATGTTAGTTTTAGACATACATCTAGTGTTCATAACAAAATTAGTATTGCACAAGAAATATTAGGTATTAGTAAAATTAAATCTGAAGAATTTGCTCAATATTGTAATTTGCTTGCTGATATTAAAGTTACTGATGAAGATGTAATTCAATTTATTGGAGAAAATATTCTTACTCAAGATGAAGTTCAACGTCTTAAAGATACAGGTCATACTATTAAAGATATAGCTTATCGCAATGGTTTAGCTTTATCTGATAGTAAAATAAGTAGTAGAAAAATGAATGTTATTTCTGATACTTATAATTATTATTTTGATGGTCCTGGTCAAAGAGATATTTTAGGTACTGCTTGGGGAGCTGTTAATGCTGTTAGTGGATATTATTCTAATATAGATAATATTGAAGGTACTAAACGTTTTGATAGTATTTGTTATGGAGATAAATCAAGAAAAATAGAAACTGCTTTTGCTCTTGCAGAAGCTCTTTAATTTATTAATTTAATTATATATGGAAATAAAAGTATTTAAGCTAAAAGAAATTCAACTTCTTAGTGGAGATGTTGTAGATGTAGAACAGTATTGTAATGTTCAACCTATTTTACCTGTTTATGGTAAAGAAGGTGATGCTTGTATGGATATTTATCCTATACACTGTGAATATGATAATACTAAAGATAGATTTATATATCATACTGGTTTAGCATTTGCTATTGGTAATGATGATGATGGTAATCCTAATGAAATGGCTCTTCGTCCTAGAAGTAATCTCACTAAATCTGATTTTTATATGCCAAATGCGCCTGGTACTCTTGATTGGGGTTATCGTGGCGAACTTCTTATTATTTTTAAGAATCGTACTTCTAGAGATTTAATTCATGCTGTATCTAACCTTGTTGAAGTAGTTGATAAACTTAGACAACATATGCATTTACCTGATAGTATGGTAGGTAATTCTAGACTTAAACTTAATAATGTTAGAACTACAATGACTAATATTCTTGCTAAAGTTTCTATTCCTCCTTATGATTGTAATGGAGAAGATAGATGTGCACAATTAATTATTAATAGTGCTCAACGTATTACTTGGAAAGAAGTTAATTCTATTGAAGAACTTGGTGAAACTGAACGTGGAAACAAAGGATTTGGAAAAGGAACAGGCGGAGCAGCTAAATCTTAAGATTGGTTCTGTTTATATTCATAAGAAAACATCTAATGAATATTCTATTGACGATATTACTAAAATGAAACATCCAGATACAGGTGAATGGATTCCTGCTGTTATATATCATAGATATGGAAATCCTGACCATTTATGGTGTAGAAGTGTTGAAAGTTTTAAAACTCATTTTAGTGATGCTAAAGTTGAAGGAGATGAAATATATCTATGAAAAAGTTAATACTATTTTATTTACCTGATTGTAATGTTAGTAAACTTTTTGAAGAAAGGCTTCACAAAGTTCTTGCTCTTACTGAGTTTGCCGGTAGGTTTAATCTTATTAGGTATAATCTATATACTGATACTGGTAGACAAGAAGCGCGTAGTGCTGGTATTAGTGATGCTCCTACTGCTTATTGTAATGGTGATATTTTACGCGGTGTGCAAAGCGATTACACTATTAGAAAGTATCTTCGCAAGCTACTAGGATAGTCATGGATATAATTCTTTTGCCCTACATTGAATTTTAATTGTTATTGTGATTAATCTATCACGATATAAATATCATTCAATGTGGGGCTTTAAAATAGCTAATTTTATAAATTCTCATTATATTATACGAATACTATGGTTAAGATTGAATTTTATTATAAAAATGCTGATAAAGATAAAACAGAAGCTATGCGAGAAGCTATTGATATAGCTTTATTTGGTACTAATGTTCAATGTAATTTTAAAAATCTTCCTGACCATCTTATTCTTGAAGATATGATACTTGAAAAGGCTGTTGCTGGTAAGAATATTACTGAATATCCTACTTGTATTATATATCGAGATGATACAGAATATAAACGATATAGTAATTCTGTTACTTGGGAAGAACTTCGTAATGATATTAATTATCTTACTGGAGATGAACCTACAAGACAAACAAATAATATATTTGTTGAAGCATTTATTGATGAACATGATTGTATAACTCGTGCTAAATGTGCTGATGCTATTGCTTGGATGTGGAAATATCAAAATACTAAAGTAGAATACATTCAAACTAATATTGATAATCCTAACAAATTTGCTATTGTGATTAAAGATAGTTGGAGAACTTATGCTACTTATGTATATTCTGATAGTCTTACTACTGAAATGATTAAGAATACTCTTCTTAGAGTTCCTAATACTATTAAAGAAGCTGTTAAAAATAATGCTATTGTGTTATGATACGTATTGATTGTTTTACTAGAGATGGTTGTGATGCTTGTAAAATAGCAATTAAAAATATAACTGATGCTATTAATGAAGCTAATTGTGATATTACTCTTAATATTCGTAATACAAATCTAGATGATATTCTAAGAAAAGAAATTACTAAATTTCCTACTACTGTTATTACTAAAGTCGATAATGATTATAAAAGAAAAGAATTAGCTCGACTTGAAGGTAGCTTTCCTAGTGATTATATTAAAGATATTATTAATAAACTTGAAAAAGAATAAACTATGACAGTTAAAGAACTTATAGAAATGTTTAAAACTTGCGATGAAGGATCAATAGTATATATTGATTATACGGAATATAAAGAATTTCAGGCTATTGATGTTGAACCGGTAGATGATAGATTTGTAATAATTACTACTACTATTAAATAAATAATTAAATTTTAAAATTATGGCTAAATTTATTGGTGTTAAAAATGATTGAAGCTGTTCCTATGACAGCAGAAGAAGCAATTAAAAATCATTATATTGTTTCTGCTTTTTCATCTGAAAAAGATGGTTATGAAGTAACTTATAACGATGGTTATAAATCTTGGTGTCCTAAAAGTATATTTGAACGTACCTATTTTGAGATAAAATTTGATGATAAACTTTCTCCCGAAGATATTGACAATTTTATTAAATCTGAATCTTGTACTACTGTTGGTAAGAAAACTACAATTGGTGTTCTTACATGTTTAACCGGATTTGAAGCTACTGTATCTTCTTCTTGTGTTAAACCTGAAAATTACGATATTAATATAGGTAAGAAATATGCTATTGAAAAAGCTAAAGACCAAATTTGGTCTGGTCTTGGATTTGTTCTTCAATGGGCTATTAATGGTCTAAAGAAGAAATAGTTATAGTTAATGCTAATGGTTTATATGTTATACTTAAAGCTAGCTCTAATAGAGCTGGCTTTGTTCAAGATAGTGGATAGGTTGGAACCGCTACGAGCACTTCGTACTCTTCGCTATACTCCCCGTAGAGGATGGAATGATAGTTATGCTAGTAATGATAATCTAGTTATAACTAATAGTAATTATAATGATTGAATGAATACTAACTCATTCCATCCTCCACGGGGAGTTGAGCGTAGCGAAGCGGAGCGTTCTACTAATCTTAAACTTATTAGTCCTTGGCATGACTGAAACCCTGGTAGTTAAGCTAGTCTTACTACTGGGGTTTATTTTTATCTTATTGTTAAACTTAAATATATTATAATTATGGTTGCATTTATTGTTCTTCTTGGAATTATATTTGGTGGTGTTAAATTATTAGCTGTTGCTAATAATATTAGTGATAGTGAAGCTATGGATAAGTATAGTGGAAAACTATTTGTTGTTGGTATTATAGTTTTTATTATTCTTATGTGTGTTATTGGTAATAATGATGATGGTTTTAATTAAGATAAAAGTAAAGGGCTTGTCTAGGTAGTGATACCATAGGCAAGCCCTTATTTTTTTACTAGATTCAAGTCCAGCTTATTCAAATATATCTTTAGCTATATCTTTATAAGGTATAATACTAAGTATATTTTCATCAAGTTTATAATAACTATTATTATTTGGTAAATCAAGAACTCGATTAATACTACGAACAACAGGTATATTACGAACAGCCATAACTTCAAACTTATTCATACCTTTATATCTACCAGTAGTATATTCCTCAGTAAAGTCTTCTTCAATAAGGAATCTAGCAGCCATAGCAGTAGTACCAATTAAGTCATTAATAGTTTGTCCAATAGCAACAGGACTAGACCATAGTTTTTTACCTTCAGCATAAGCACCAAATGGAGTAAACGAAGCAGCTTCAGAAGCAAGACGGTCAGCATTATAAAGCATAAGATTATAAATAATACTTTCATCATCATCATCTCCTCCCATACCAGTTATAGCAATTGCTCCAATAATGGCAGCTCCTACATAAAGTAAGTCACCTAAATTACGTCTAATATTTGCTTTTTCATGTTCAGGAAGAAGTTCATAATTAAGTTTGAAATTAACAGCAAATGAAAGTAAATTCTTACCATAAGTTTGGAACGCTTTAAGAACGTCACTTACATTATTAATTTCTCCTATATTACTTTCTTTAAACGGAATAGTTAGATAATCATAAAGACTAGTATAACTACCTTTTTCAATAGTACCAAGAGTTTCATTATAATAACCATTCCAACGATAACGTTTCTTAAAACCCGGATAAAGATGTTTATGATATTGCATTACCATACCACCCCACCAATGTTGTTCAAGATTAGCAGAACCAAGTTTATCATATACACCATGAACTTTCTTATTAACTTCACGAACTTTATCAATAAATCTAGCATATTCTTTAAGAGTAAGTTTACTATCAGTTTTTATTTGAGCGATTCCATCTTTAAGTTCAAATTGATTATAAATATCTGGAAGTTTTTCAAATTCACTATCAGCATTTTTAATAAGTTCTTTACGTTTAGCTATATATTCTCTTTTTTGTTCTTCATTAAGATAAGTCTTAACAAAGTCAAATATAGGATTAGCTTTAAAAAGATTATATTTAGCACGTTTTTTATTATCAGCTTTAGCATCATCAATGAACTTATTGAATTGTTCAAGTAGAGCTTGGTTCTCTCCTCCACGGGGAATATTTATTACAGACATAAGAGCATCTTGTTCAGCTTTACGATGATACATTTCTTTACTCATTATATCATAACCGCCTCTACCATTATCAACAAGTCTATGAGATTTAAGCATAGCAAATAACATTACATTCTGCATATAATGTTCACCAACAGATTGAGGACTAAATAGTAAACCACGGAATCTACGAATGTTTTCTTTAAGACCTTCAGCTGTACTAACTTCTGTTACTCTATCAAAATCAACAACGTGACTAAGTTTAATAATAGCATCTTGAAGTGTACTACTGTTTTCGCTATACATATTAGTCATATAACTAACTGTTCCTTTAATCCATTCAGATTTACCACTTTCCCAATCTTTAAGATTAATATATTCTCCAGCAGCTCTCTCCATAAATATATTACTAGAACCGGTAAGAACGTTAGCTATACCACCAGTAATATTCATCATCATATATTTACTACCAGCAATATTCTGAGCAAGAGAACCAAGTTTAACTAAATTAGGAACTTTATTATTCTTATATTGTTCAAATACAAGTCTACGAATAAAACTTCTAAGATGTTCACTAGTTCTAGTTTGTTTTTCTTGCTTATATTCAATTTCTCCACCAGCACTAGCTTCTCTATCTTCAGTTACACTACCTTTATAATTTATATCATAAGCAGTATTACTAGTAATAATTTGGTCAGCAGTATAAAGTAAGTTTTTAACTGTTTTAATAGCATTATATCTATTACTTTCAATTAAGAAACTATTAAATACTTCTTCCCAATTACGATTAAGAATATCATTATGTATTTTATTATTCTTCTCTATAATTTCATCTCTAGCTTTAATAGCTTCAGCTTTACGTTTAATAAAATCTTCTTCACTTTCATTAGGTTCTTTAAACTTAGGAATAGTTGGAAGTTGCTGAGTATCTTTATTAGCTAATTGAGATAATCTAGGATTAGGAATATCATAATCTTTATCAAAAGTTAAATCTTCATTGTTTCTCCATCCTGTATTATTAGGAACATTAGCTGTCCAACCAAGAAAACCAATAGCTTGTTCAAAATAATCTTTAGCAGTCATTTCTTTAGACTTAGGTAAAGATGGAAGATAACCCATATCAACATATCTCTTATTACTATTAGTAAAACAATACTTTTTCATAAGTTCGTTTACTTTATCCATAAGTTCAAGTTGATATTCATTAAGATTAGTATAATTAATATTATCATATCCTGTTCCTACTCTATACTTATTAACAAAATTACTATATTCTGGATTAATAAGTTCTTCTTTAGGAGTAATATGCATTTGATTAATACGTGGTTCATAATTACCAACAACAGCACTACCATCATCTTTAATCATTTGCATACTTGTCCAAATACGAATAGGTTTAATAGTACGAGTATATGGGTCAAAATAATGATTATCTCTATACCATTGTCTATATTCTGCACTATCAATACCATATTTATCAAGAACTTCTTTTTCTTTCATATAATAATACTGAGTAGTAGTTTCTCTAGTTCTTTTTTGAAGAATATTAATTGCAGCAGTTCTATCAATATCAGTCCATTTATCTAAATCTTTTGGTTTAATAATACCATAGATAGTACGATTAGGTCTTTCAGTAATAGTTCCATCTTCTTCAACTTGTTCACTAAATACTTTTAACCAAGCATCATAATATTTTTTACCTTTAGCAAAAGCTCTATTTTTATCAAGTTCATATTGTTTCCAATTATATGTAACTTCACATTCAGATTCAATAAATTCAGCAACTTGTTTTGCTTTTAGTTTATCAGTACTCTTTTCTCCTCTTGTTATATCATTGAAAATATTAAAACCAGTTTCAAGCTGTTCTAAATCTTGTAGACTTATATCAGAAGTATTAAGTGTTCTAGTAGCATTATCAAAATATTTTTCAAGTATTTTATTAATAGCTTCTCCAACATTAATTTCTTTCTCACTCTTAGATTTATTACCTGTAAGATAATTATAAAAATCAGCACGATAAACTCTTAATTCATCATCAGCAGAACGTATAATACCAACATAAGGCATACCATTACCTTTAGTATATTTATATTTTCTAACTGTTTCAGTTTTAATAAGAGCTGCACGTTCTTCTGGTATTTTACGACCATCAACAATATTAAATTCATCTTTAGCTTGAAATTCTCTAATAGCATTATTAAGAACACTATCTCCTTTATTAGCATCTTTAAGTTCTTCAAACGCCCAATTTAAATCTTCTATATCTTTAATATCAAGAATATATCTAGCATTTTTACGAATCCATTCTTTAGCTTCTCTATATTCAGGAACTTTCATAAGTTCTTCCATACTAACAAGAAGATTTCCATTAGCATCGCGTTGACTTTCATATTTACTAATTATAGAAAGCTGTTCTTTAAGTTTAGAATCAAATCCTTCTTTAGCTTGTTTATCATAAAATAATTCTTTTACTTTACGAATATTAGTTTGATATGCTCTAAGTCTTTCAGCAACATGTAAATCATATCCAGATTTCTTATTACCATCTTCATCATATAAACTAGTTAGACTATCAATTTGAGAATAGATACGTCCAAGTTCTTCATCTTGACTTTGTGTAGTAATATTATCAGTTGCTTGACTTAAAATATCTCTAATTTTACCATTAAGTTGTTTATATTCAGCAAACTCTTTAGGAATACCATTATCATTTTTCTTAAGTCCTAAAAGACTTCTTTCAAGATTTATTATATAACTAGAATATTCTATAGTAACATCATTACCATCTTCATCTTGAACAGTAATAGGTTTAAGTTGATGAATAGTAGTCATATCAATAAATTTAGCTTTATTAGATAAAGCAATAAGATGTTCAACACTATTAGTACCAAATTTTTGTTCAGCTTCAATAGCAGCATCTCGATACTTCTTCATCTTTTCTTCCCAAATAGGGTTATTAGGCTGAATTAATCTACCATTATCATCTATTATACTATTAAGACTAACAGATTTACCATCTTTAGATGCTCTAGTTTTAAGTTCTTTAAGATAATTTCTAAAGTCATTAGATTCTTTAATACCGTTAAGACGACCTTCTTCTACTGTTCCCATTACATCTTTGAGGATATTCTGTAATACAAAATTACGATTAGCTCTAATATCTTGTATCCAATAATCCATAAATCCAGTATCACCATAAGCATCAAATTCTTTCATTAATCCGCTTATATAATTAGGATTAGTAGTACGTAATTGAATCCATCTTTCAAACCAATTCTTTCTAGCAGAACGAACAGTAGTATTAGCATCTATTTGATTAACTAATTTTTGAATCTTTCTAATATTTTCTTTAGTTTTGTCATCAATATTAGTTGTTTCAATATCAATATCACTAATAAGTTTATATTTATTTTTAAATGTATTAGCACTAAGAATAACATCTAAAAAACGATTTTGAAGTTGTTCATCTTTAAGAACTTTACCAATAACATCAGAATCATTAATAGGTTTATCAATTCCGTCAATCTTAATAAAACGATTAATATCATTAAGAATATTATTAGCTTCAACATCTATATAATTAGCTATAACTGATAATGAAAATTCAGAATTATCAGAAAGACTACTACTGTCTAGATAATTAATTTCAGCATTATTAAGAGCATTTAATACATTTTGAGCAGCAGGTTGACCATGACGAACAGCACGAGAAATAACCAAACTAGCATTTTTAGCAAATCTACCAATAGGAGTTTGGTCATCAACACTACTATATCTATCACTTCCATTTATAACTCTATCTATTTCATTTTGATTAATTTCAATAAATAAACCAAGTTTATTATCTTCAATATTAGGATACTTAGCTTTATATTGTTTTAAATCATTATTCATATTAACAGCAGCAGTACCATTAATATTAAGATAAAGTTTATCATTAATAGCATATATAGTATTATTTTCAAAAGGAGTATTCATAAAAGGTTGAAAATACTCATTAGATATATACTTACTATATAGCTCAGGAACTTCTTTATACTCTTTATTTACAGCTTCATTAATATTATCTTTAATACCGTCTATAAATTTATCTCTTTTTTCTTGTTGAGTAAGTCCTTCATAAAGTAAAACAGCAAGAGGTTTATGAGAATTATTATTAGCAATAATACTAGGTTCTATATTATTATAAGTTTCAAATGATTCAAGTCTATCAATAGGATAATATGCTAATGTATTATCATAAGTTCCTTTAATATATAAATTTTTATTAACCCTGATAACATTAACATAATCACCATTTCTAGATATTCCAATATTTTCAAGATTTTCATAACTATTGATAATTATAATATTATCTTTGTTAAGAACATAACTAATATTTTCACCTAGTCTTTTAAATGTATAAGTAGGACAATTAAAACTATTATAATTCTTACGAATAAATCCAATTATATCTTCAACATTATCTTTATCAATAAAACCATAGTTATTAATGCCTTTCATAGCTATATCTCCAATAGCTATTCCACCCTCACTCAACCCTCTAAGGGGAGTATTACTTATAAGTCTACTAACATTTCTAGTTCTAAATTTATGTCCTTCAACAATAAAAGCATATTTAACTAAATCAAGAGCAGTAAGTTTAATAAGAGGATTAGGATGATTCCAAGCTCTATCAAATAATCTATGAGCATTATCGTTAGTAATATCTCCTTGTATATAATTAATATATTGAATATTTATATTACGACGATTACTACGTTCATCGTTAGCAACTATTTCAATATGTTCAAATATACTTCCATCTTGACTAAAGTTATTTTTAATCCAATCAACTTTTTGTGCAGGAGTAAGTTTAGCAAAAGTATCAATTTCAGTTTGAGTAGGTTCAAATATATTTTTAACTACAACATCATCAGTTTTAATATTAACTAATGTACCACTAACTCTACCAACTTCTAAAGCTCTAGATTGTCCAGTGCCATATTCTTTAATATATTTAGGATGAACAAAATCACCATTAACAACAGTAACAGGTAAATTAAGATAAGAACTACCATTATTACCTACTTCTAGTTTATTAATAAGATAATCTTTATAGTCATTATATAACTTTTCAGTCATTATCCCACCTTTAGTCCATTCTGCTATTCTATATACATAATCAATAAATACAGGATTAGCAGTTTCAAATACTTGTTGAGTAGCTTTAACACTAAGAGCAGTGCTCATTTGTAAAAATGCAGCTAAACTAGGATAACTACTTTTAGATATATCTGATTTAATAAACGCATCTATACCACCACTAATATCAGGAAAAATACTCTCTAACAGCAAGGTTTGACCCCCCGTAGAGGATGGAGCATAAATATTACTATTCTCAATAACAGTTCTAGCATCTCTAAATACTTTATCACTAGCATAAAAACTTTGTTTAGCACCATATTTATCAGCACTAAGAATATTAAGATTATTACTTATATCCTGTCCGATTGAGTTTAACCGATTGAATTGTGCTAGAACATAAAGGTCAAATAAAGCCTGCTGAACGCCATTCATTTCCCCTCTAAGACGAGATTTATATGCGTCTGATGAAAATATAAGGTCAGGTGATGAAAATGCGTCAGAAACGCTTAAATTGAATAATTTCTTGAAAGTTTCACCATAACTTTTATCAATAATTTCAATTAGCTTTCTACGTCCAACAAAATCAATCTTTTTACTAAAACCAAGAGTATGACCAATTTCTCTAATAGATTCAGTAAGCGGATTTCTAGAACCTTCAGCAAGAACACTATTGGTTTCTTTCCATTTACGAACTAGTATATCAATAGCAGGTTGCCACATAAATCCAATAGCAGTATCATAATTACTTCCAAAGTCAACAATAGTTTTGAAAGCATTAAACGTATAAGTATTTTCATTATGTATAGCCCCCTCTTTCATAACATCGAGAATATGAGCAGTAGTCTGAGAACTATAAGGATTAATCAAATAGCCATCAACATTCTTATCATCTCCAGACCAACCAAAATTCTTATGAGTAATACGAATATGTTTATTACCAATAGTTTCAACATTTTCTTTACCATATCTATTAACAGCTTCTTGCTTACTAATCACATTAGTAGTATACATAACTTTAATACCTTCACTATGATTAGCTTTAGTAACATTACCAATACTCATAAAAGTATCTCGATTAACACTGATACCTTTAAGTTTAATACCAGAAGTAGCAGCATCAAACCAATCAAGTTGAGTAAAGAAATCACTAGGAGCAACAGTTGTTTTATTAGCACCAACTATTTCTGCATAAGTTTCATTAGCTTCTTTGACATTTTCAAAATTAGAAGTAGTAGTATTTTCTTCAAATGCAGCAGGATTATTAAGTATATCAATAAATGATTGAATAATAGCATTAGTTCTAGCAGCTTGACTACTTGTATCCTCCACGGGGAGTTTTAAGTATGATTCGTAAGACTTAAGCCCACCATCATTAGCAATTTTTTCAACAACTTTAAGATTGCCATTATAACCTTCAAGAGTAGCATTAATAGCATCTTCGCTATTTTTTAAAGAAGCTCTAATATTACCTTGTTTATTATAAGTCTTACCAAGAATCTTACGACTAGCTTTATCTACATTATCTTTAACATAATTAATATATCCTACTTCATCTTTAGTATATCTAGCATGAGTAATTTCAGTTGGAATACCTTTAACAAGATTAAATGTTTTAGACATACCATAAACACTATCAACGTCAAAGTCAGAACCAGTTTGAGTAACCCATTCATCAGGAACAACAACAGTACTACCATAAGCATCTGGAAGAAACTCTTTAACATACATAATACATATAGATTGTTTACCTTCAGTAGGAATACGATAACCAATCATAGTACGTAAGCTATCAGGAACTTGTTCAATATTTAATCCTTTAAGTTTACTACTCCATCTAGGAAGTTTAATTTCAGTATAATAAACAGGAGTGCCATCAACTTCTCCAATCTTTTTATATTGAAGTTTACTATCTGTTTGAGTTTGTTTATCAACTTTAAAACCAAAATCAGATAACTGAGCAGCATGCCAACCACTAATAAGTTGCCTAGTAATATTAGTATTAAAATAACTATTAGCAATACTTTCAAGTTTACTATTAATATTAGACAAAAATAAAGGAAGATTATTAAATCCAGCACTATCTAAATCGAAAAACTCAAGAAGAACTTTTTCAACTCCTTGTTGTTGAGCATTTTCTTTAAATTTATCAAAAAATACAAAACGATTAAGATTTTTAATAGTACCATTAAAATTTAAATCAATATGACCATTATCATCTAATTCAATACCAAGTTCAGCACAAGTTTTTTCAAAACTATTTCTAATATTAGCTACATAATTATTAAATACTTTATCTTTAAGTTCATTAAGTTCAGTTCGATTAGGAAGATTATCAAGCATTTTCTTCATAATCTGAATAGCAGCTTTATTACTAGCATCAACCATATGTTGAGGAACTTCTTGCTGACGATAAAGATAATTATAACTAAATAGTTCAGAATTATCAAATACATTATTATCAAATTCTTTAAGAGCTTCATCAGTTAGAACACCATCATTATTCCAAAGAGTCATTCTATTATGTTGTGCAACTTTGACAGTTTCAACAGTATTAAGTTGATGAATATCTCTTTTAGTCATTATATCATAAACTTTTTCAAGTTCTGTACCTTTAATAAGTTTAGGAATAAGAACAAACTCAGCGTTTTTTACCTGTCTAGGAACTTCAATACCAACAGTAGTATCATAATATAAATCATAATAGAAATTCTTTTGAATTTGAACTTTATTAGCAAATTTACTCCAATCAATTTTATCAATTGGGGTATCGTCTGTAAGACTTTGTATAAGTCCAGCATATTTATCTAATTCTCCAGCAGCTGCAATACGACGAATCCATTCTTCAAAAGTAATATAAGATTGTGCATCGTTAGCATTAACACCAGCTTTAAATGGAGATAATATTCTTTCTCTATCTTTTTTACTTAATCCAGCATCTTTAAGTTGTTTATTAAGTCTATCAATAACAACTTTATCAGAAGGTTTAAAAGTATTATATATAGTAACACCTCTAAATTTATCTTGTTGAATTACTTTTTTACGTTTAGTAATACCATTATCATTATAAGGAACTGTAATAGCATTACCTTTTAAAGTTATATCATATAAATTAGTAGGAGTATCTAAATCGTTTTTAGTAAAATCAGTATTACCAAAGGGATTGCCACTAGCTTGAACTTCTTTAATACGTTTTAGTATAGCTTGACCATTTTTATAAAAACTTTGGTCACCACCATACATATCATACATACTATCTCTAACAAGATAATCATTAACAAGAAACTCAGCTAAAGATTCATTATTAATTCTATTATTAATAAACGCACCATATTTATTTTTAAGTTCTTTATAACCATTAGTTATATATTCATTTAACCAATCAGCAACAGCATCTTCAAGAGCAATACGTTGTTCTCCATTAAGAACTACTTGATTTCCAACATAGTTAAGTCCACGCGTAGACCCCCCGTAGAGGATATCAATTGGCTTACCATAACCAATTAGTTCATTAAACACTCCATTACTATTAGGAGTAATTTTACTAACTAAACGTTTAAAACTAAATACTCTACCAGCTAAAACTTTGTGTCCATCTTTAGTAGTAAATACATTACCTTTTCCATCTTTATGATATTGATTATAAAAATGTTCAGGTTTATTATTATAAATATCACTAAATTCAAAATCTCCATTAGTTAAAATAGGATTACCATTAGCATTAGTCTTAAACATTACATTAACAGCTTGAGCCATATTAGTAAGTTCTTGAATAGCTATATTATAATATTGTTTAAATAATGGATGTTCTCTATTTATAATTTTAGTTCCATCTTCTAGTTGACTACGTAATCCAGCAAGACTATATCTAGGAGCAGTAATAGTAAAGTTTTTAGGAGCATCACTAGGTATAGGAAGTAAATAATTAGCAGTAGGAGTTTTAGAATTATTAATATCAGTCATAAATAATCCCATAGCAGTGATTAAATAATCACCATCACTCATGCTACGATATAAATCGTTATTATTGTTATCTAGTTTGCTAATGCCATTAAGAAGAGAAGTCTTAAACATACTGCGAGCATATTCAGTAAGTTTAGGAGTTCCATTACCAACTCGTCTAAATAATCCATAATTAATTATATTACCATTTTCATCTCTATGTTCAAGAAGTAAATTACTATAATCATATTGATGACTAGCAAACTTTTGTCTAGCATAGGCTTCAGCCATAGCATTTTGTTCTTCAACAGTAGATTTATCATCATTGATTATTTTAGCAATATTAGTAATAAAACTTCTATTAATAACATCAGAACTTAAATTACCTTTGGGATTACGAGAATTAAGTTCAACAGGAATATAAATAATATCTTTAAAAACATCAGCCATTTGATATATAATAGAAGTATCACCTCTATTAATAAAACTATCAGGCATTTTAGTTCCTTTATCTTTTTTAAGTGCTTCTACATATTTATTATAGTTTTCAACTGTACGATTAATAACATTAGCAAAATTAATAAGATTATTAGCCATAGCTACACGACCAATCTTAGCAATAGCTAAATTAAAACTAGCTTGATTAATATCTGGAAATATTTCTTTAAAAGCATCATATAAATAAAGATTGACATGAGGAGTATTTTTATATCTATCATATATACGAAACTTTTCACGAGCAGTAGGAACACGATTAGTAATAATATTATTTTTAACATTATTATAAAAAGTATTCTGTAAAATAGTACGAGAATCAGTATTAGGATTAGTTACACGAGCACGAACATAACTATTACCATTAGAATCAGTTTGAATATAAGTTTCAATTTTAGATATAATAGGTTTATTAAACACCATCATATACTTATTAGCAAATACTTTATTTTTGCTAAGTAAATCATATAATTGAATTAAACATTCACAATTTGGAATAGTTTCAGATATACGTTTAAGACTAGCTATAAAATTATCTACATTACTAGTATCAGCACTAGCATATAATATTTTAGATAAATAATTAGCATCAGAAAAAGTAACAACTCCTAATTCATTATTAGTATCAAAAGGATAACTTCCATTATCAAGTTGAGAAGCAGCAGTAAGTTTAGGTAAACTTGCAAGATGATATTTAATAATTTCTTCTACGTGTTTATTAAAATCTTTAACTTCACCAATACTTAAATTCCAAAGTTGAGTCATTAAATCAATACCATCATCTATACTATTTTCATCGCCTTCAGTAGAAGTTTCATCAAGGTATCCACCTAATTCTTCATAATCAGTAGTTTGATATAATTCATCTCTTTTAATAAGTTTAGCAACATTCTTATTATTAAAAAGAGCTTCATTAAATTCAGTATTAGTTAGAGAACGCAGTAATGCCCCATAATTAAAATCTTGAGCATTACCATATTTACGAAGAAATGCACCAATACCATTAATTTTAATAGCAGGATTTGGATTATTAATAAAACTATTAAGTTCATTATTTTTAACTTCATCACTTCCGGCTAATTTCTTAGCACGTTTAAGTCCAGCATTAATAACAGTTTCATTAGTACGTTTTTTAATTTCATTAAAATTTAATGGAGCACCATTATATAGAAAATTAAAACTAAGTTTATTCATAATATCAGCCATATAAGTAATAGCTGTATCTCTAGCTTTAATTGTACTAAACAAACCACGTTCTTCTTTTTCAGCAACAGAAGCTACATCGTCCATATTACGAAGTTTAATAGCTCTAGCTTCAAGAAGAGCATTATAAGCTTTTCTTCCAGAAGTCTTAACATTAATACCTCTATCAGCTACAATTTTCTTGAAGATTGGATCTTCAACCATAGCTATCAAACTATAATAATCAGAGTTATTAGAACCATGTTCTTTAATAATAACATTATTAAGATTATCATAGCCTACAAGTTTAATATTTCCACAACTCATAAGTTTATATTTAAGTTTAAATTGATTAATAGCAATACCTCTATGACTAATGTAAAGTAAAATTTAATTACATCGTCATAGAGGTGGTTTTCTTTCGTTCTAAGCGACTTTTGTCTTTGCTCGATTAATTCTACATACAGCTAAAACTGATGCGTCCTGTATCAAGCAAAGTGGCAAATTCGGGCTGTTGGTCTATTGGTAAACGGCTAGTTAATTCAGCCATATTTGACACCATATTATCATCAACACTACTAAACATATCAAGTCCATCATTAAGATTATCATTATTATAATTATAATCTTGACTATTATCTTCATTAGGATTTTCAGTTTGTTCTGTACTAGCAGTTTCTTCTTCAAACTGAAAAGTTCCTTGAATAGCCTCTTGATTACTTTCTTTAGGTATTTTTTTAATAGCTTTATAAGCATCTCTAGCAGCAGCTAATAAACTATCTTCATTAATCTTAATACCTAACATATCAGCAATAACTTCAAGAAGTCTACTAAATAAAGTCTTACGTTTACTAGTTTTTCTATTATCATCTTTTATTTCATTAAGAGTACTCATAAGAGCATTACTAGTAATACTTTCAACAAGAAATTCTTCTAGAGCTTCGGCAGTATTAAAACTTTCAAACAGATATGGTTTAAGTCTTTCTTTAGTAGAATCGTCTTGAGTATCAAGCCAAGTCTTAAACTTATCATAAATAGGTTTAACTAAAGCGATTGCTTGTTCAGTATTATATTTAGTATAAAGTTGTCTATGTAAACTTTCATGAACTATAATATTAACAACTCTATAAACTCTTTGACCTGCAATAGCAGAACTATTAAGTTCAATAGTATCAGTACTACGATGATAAACAGCATTAACTTGATTACCATTGTTATCTGTAAGACTATCAACTATTTGAACATTTTTTGGTAATATATTAAGTTTTTGAAGAGCATCAATATAATCAATAGCAGTTTGGTCATTAGCAAAGTATTTTTTAAGACCTCTAGTAAGATTATTAGCAGTTAAAGCAGATTCAAAAGAATTAATATTGATAGCATTAACTGTATCATCTAGCATGAACTCAGATAGCTGTTCAGGTATAACTCCATCCTCCACGGGGGGTCTACCTTCTAATTCATAAGCAATATCAAGATGGGAATGTATATCAACTTTCCAATTGCCAGCAGTATCATCTGTATTGGTATTAGCTAACTTAGTTCTAATTAAACCATTACTAATAATAAAATCTTGATAACTATTATAAGAATAAGTTTCACCATCAATATTTATAATAGTTTTACCATTCTCACGATAGATATATTTATTAGTTTTATCATTAGTTTTTGTATTATCATTAATGAAATCTTTACTAATAGCAAATTGAGCATAATTAAACATTTCATCAACAACAGGTCTTAAAGCATTATATAATTCTTCAACATTATTACTATTAATACCATAGTTTTTACCTATTTTAAAATTATTATTAACAATATGAGGAGAATTAATAATAATATTACGTTTATAATTGCCAGCATCAGAATTAATAGTAAAAGCATAATCTTTACCATTAAAATGCGCACCTTTAACATAAAAACCTATATTAGTAGGATTAATAGTAATTTGAAGTCCAATATTTCTATCACCATTAATAAGTTTATTATTTCCAAATATATCTCCAAGATTTTGTTTAAGTTCACTAAAAGTTATTTTACCAATCATATAATCATTACAAAGATTAGTAACTTCATTCTTAATAGAATTAACTATATTTTTAGCATCTCCTTTAAGAAGATTACTATTTAATGGAACTTGTTTACAAAAAGCATATAGAGAAGTACCATCACTATTTGGAATACTAATAACGGGCATACCATTAGTAGTAAGATTTTCAATAATAGTAGGTTTACTTTCTCCATTAAGATATACTTGACCTTGTACAACTATACCAAGTTTGTTAATATTTTCATCATAATTAACTACAGTTTCTTGTATATCATTCCAATCACCATTAGCATCATCTATAGTATTTAAAACTCCATATTTAACATTAGCTGCTTTAATCTTACCTTTAAAATCACCTTTAACTATTGTAGTAGCTTGGTCATAACTATTTAAAAGATTATTAAACCAACGATTAATACTAGCTTCATGATTATTTTCATAAGGTCGATTAAATATATATCTAGTAATATTAATAAGATGTTTAGATATATCAGAAGGTGAACCAACTAGAAAATCATTATTAATATCAGGATATTTATTAATAAGTTCGTTATATAAGTCAGTTAATTCATCAGAAGTAATTTCATCTCTAACAGCAAATTCATATAAATGACTAATAAATTCTTCATCAAATCTATCACCGTTAAGAATACTAATTAAAGCATCTTTAAGAGGAGAAACAACTTGACCATTCTCAACATGAATATTATACTTCCAACCTTGATTAACCATATCATAATTACCAAACTTATCAATATTAGGAACTCCTATATAACCAACAATAGTTCCATTAGTAAGAATATTAATACGTTTAGTTTTATTGTCATATTCAGCATCTAAATAATCGCCTTGTTTAATAGAAGTAAATGCTTTAACATTTTCATTATCAACTATATATCCAAGATTAACATTATTTGTATTTTCAATTTGAAGTCTTTCAAGACGTTCTTTAGCAATATTATCAACATATTGAACAAATTGTCTAGCATTAAGTTTTTTAATAGTTGATTCGTCAGTAGCACGATATTTACCTTGATTATTAGTGCTGGCGTAAAGATAGTTTTTTATTTGATTAAACAAGTAATTTTTAATAATTTTATTACCTGTAATACTATCTATATATTCAACTAATTGACCAATACTAAGATATACTTTACCATTAACAATTTTACCTCTAGTATTACCTTCACTATCAACACTATTAGCAAAATCATCCATAATAGCTTCTATATTACGTTCATTACCTGTAACAGTGGCATAAGTAGCATTAAGTAATAAACGTCTAGTACTATCATCTTGAACAGAACTATATAAACTACCTCCTGTAAGACCGTCAATAATATTATTAACTATGTCAGTAGCTTCCGTTTGTTCAAATCCAGCTTGATTAAGTTTATCAATAAAAGACTGTCTAGCATTAAGTAAATCACTACTAGTTGATTCATGTCCTAAAGAATCTTCTAAATCAGCTATACTTTCATAAACCAAATCAGTACCTATTTGACCACGTTCGAAATCATCATCTGGAAGAGTATTATTAACTTCAGGTTTAGGAGTGCTAATAGGTTCTTGAGAAACTGGTTGTTCAGTTTGAGATTGAGGTTGTTCAGTATTAGTAGGCTCACTAGGAACCGCTTCGCTTCGCTCCGCTATACTCCCCGTGGAGGATGGAGATGAGTTAGTATCATCTACATCAGTTTCATTAACTTCATTAACATCAGGATTAACAGGAGCAACTTCTTCTTTAGGAGTATTATTAACATCATTTTCAATTTCTGCAATTTCAGCTAATTGTTCTAATGTAGTTTTAAGATGTTCATTACCTTTAGAACTTAAATCAAGTGCAGCATAAGCATTTCTAATAACTTTATCTATATTAGGTTTATTACCATTATTAGCATCTTTAATAACAGAATTAACATAATCTTTTCCATATTGTTTATAAGCATTACGTAAATCGTCCATAGCTTTATTAACAATCTTTTTACGACTATTATCAAAGAAGTTATTAAGATAAGTTATACGAGATTTAATATTATCATCAGATAAATTAAGTTGATTTTTATTAACCTCAACATTAATCTCAGCATTAACAACTTCTGCTAAATCTTTAAATACTTCATTATATTGTTTTTGAAGTTGAATAGCTGATTGAATATCATTTTTATTTTCAATATCAATAGGAGTATAAAGTTTATTAATAGCATCTAGACGTTCATTTAATTGAGCAATATGTTCTTGTTTAACTGAATCATTAATTGCAGCATTATCTTGAATAGTTTTAATATCTCTTTGAATGCTATCAAGAATATGTTGATATATACCATTTTTAGCAGAAGTAATATCAACATCTTCAATATGATTATTTGTAATATCTTGATTTAAAACATTATTAGCCCAATTAAGAAGATTATTATAATTTTCTTGACGATTACGAGCATGAACCATTTGAGTAGCTATAATACGACCAACTTCAAATCCACCACCAAGTCTATTAACTTTATTTAAAGTAGTATTATATTCATTTTTAAGATTATTAATTTCAGTTTTAAATCTATTAATAAGTTCACTACTTTCTTGTTGTTGTAATCCAAGTTTATTAGTAATACTATCATTAAATTCTTTACTATTAATAGAACTTTCAAGAAGTCCTAAATTACCAGCATTCATAGAATTAATAATAATATTATCCATATATTCTTTTTCAGCTATATTACGAAGTTCTTCTTCAATACCAGTAATAATATCTGGATTAACTTGTTTACCGTTTTCATCAGTAATAGTTATAAATGGATTTTTACCATTAGCTATATTATTAAGTCTTTCTTGATATGCTTGAAAAGTAGCAGTACGACCAAGAATTTCATTTTCTCTTTGTTTTTCAGCAGAAGTCCAATCTTTATCAAGACGTTTATTAATAAATTCTCCAGTTTTATTCATAACACTACTAAAAGTGATACCACCAAGAGCACCCCAAAATGCTTGTTCCCATAACATTGGGTCTTGAAGATAATCTTTAATAGTTTGTTGAGGAATATCTTTATCAAATACTTTTTTACCATTATATAAACCATCTTGACTAGCTATATAATTAATAGCTTCTTCAATTCCTTCTGTCCATTCAGCTCTAGCACCATGAAGAATATCATCACCTACATCTTTCAAAGTACTAGTAATAGCTTGTTTAGTAGTTTTATTATTTAAAGCATTAGTTATTGCAGCGGCATCATCAATATTGCTATTAAATGCAGTATTTAAATTTCTAAGTCTAGAACTAGTTGTATTACCACTTAAAGCATTTTTCCATAAGTTCTTTAAACTATAAACTTGCCATACGTCAAAAAGAACATTAGCCCAATCTTCAGCAAAAGTAATATCAGCACTATTTTTAGCAATATCTTTAGCTACTTCTTCATCAGACATATCTTTATATTTAGGATTATTATTATAAAACTCTTCTCTTTGTTTATCATTCATATTAGCAAGTTGAGTTTTAGAATAATCTTCAATATCATTATAAGTTTGTCTAGCTTCTTGATAATTTTCAAGATAACGAGAAGGAACTCCAATAGCAGTAGCTTCTGCTATTCTACCAGTAATGGCTCTACTCTTTTGAGTCATATTAATAGCATTAGCCATTTTATTAGCTAATTTATTAAGCTTTATACCTTTACCTAATAAAGAAGCACCTTTAGCAAGACCAGTACTAGGAATCATAAGAGTTAAAGAACTAACTATACTAGGAGCATTACTAGCCCACCAAGCAAAATCTCCAATATCAAAAGCAGTATTAGGATTTTCTCTATATATAGCTAAACGTTCATTAATAGATTCTTTTAAAGATTCAAGTTCAGAACTTATTTCAGATTGATAATCATTAGGACTATTACTAACCATATTATAGAAAGCGTCAGCTAAATCTGCAAAACCAATAGCTGTTCCAACAGTAATTTCATTACCAATCTGTCCAATCATTCTTAACCCTTGTTCCCAATTACTTTGATTAGCAGCACGTTCTTTATCAAGTTTTTCTGGGTCATCAACAGGATTAACATAAACATCATAAGGAGCATATTTATCTATATCATATTGATTAAGATTATATGATTGCCCAGCAATGCGACTAAATAAATGACCACGACCCCGGTCACTAATAGAAGTGCCGGGGTTGTAATCAACTAAAGTAGGAGGCTGTATAGCCCCCTTTTTAGTTTTAGGATTATATTCAGGATTAGGTGTTTTATTACCACCTTGTAGAAACTTTAATACATCCATATTAATGTAGATTATTAGTTAATTCATCATAGTAATATTGAATAACATAAGGGTCTGAACTACCACTAAGTTGAGCAAGTTTAGTAGCAACATTTTGTTGAATAGCTTTAACAGCATTTTCATCTACTGTCATTCCAGCTTTAACAGCAGTTACAGTTTGTTCCCATTGAGATAAATTATCTACAATATCAACAGCATTTTCTTTACTTACTAAACCAATAGTTTGATTATTAGTAGAATTAATTAAATTAAAACCTCCACCATTAGGTACTAATTTAAATTTATCAATTCCAGTAAATGCAGCATTATTAGTAAGAGAAATAGGTCTATTAGCATTATAATAATTTTCTACTTTACCTGCAGCTCTCCAACTAGTATCTTGATTCCAAGATTGAATAATAGAACTATCAATAGCACCACTACCTACAAGTAAAGTAATAGGTTCTCTTTTAAGTTTACCTTCTGTATCATAGTAACCTGCAATATTAATTTGAACTCCAACATCCCCAGTTTTTGGGTCACGAACAATAGTAGGAGTAATCTCATTTTCTTTAGCACTTCTAAGATAAGCTGTATAAGCTTTTCTATCTTCAGAAGTCATAGGTTCAAATATTCCATTTTCACTAGTAATATAAGCTTCACCTTGAGTTAAATCAATACCGCTACGAATAGCCATCATAGCTTGTTCTTCTTTATTCTTTTTATAAGCTGAAAGTTTACTAGCTTCTTCAGGATTAGCGTTCATCATAAAATTAATTTCAGCTAATTCTGGAGTTAAAGCACTAATACCAATAGTAGAAGAAGTTATTTGACCACCATCAAGAACAGCATCATTTTTATATTTAAGAGAATCAACATAATCAATTAAACCAATATAAGGTTCTTTATTACCTATTGGTAATACAGCATGATGTTCTTCACCATTAGAATCAACTCGAACAAATTTATCACCATATCCAAAAAATCTAGTCTTAGCAGAATTAAAAAAAGCATTTAAAAGATTTCTAGTATCTTCAGCTTCTTTAACAGCTTTACCAAAACTATAAATAGATTTATGATAATCTTTAGGTAATTCAGCATATCTATAACCATTACCATCAGAACCAAATATTACTCCAAGACTAGCAGCTTTTTTCTCTCCTCCAATAGCATTAATAAATGAATTATAAACATCATCGTTATTAAAGTATTGTCTAATAGCAGAACTATCTCCAAATATTTGATTAACATATTTGCTATATCTATATGAATATTTATTACCAGGTAAATCACTTAAACTAATAATAGAATTATATGTATCAAATCCATCAATACTATCTTGAGATTTACCAACTTTAAGACTATTAATATATTCTTGATTATCAATAATATCATTAAGATAACTAAGAGCATATGCTCTATCAGATGGATTAGTAATATTAGTCATAATACTAGTTCTAATATCATCTGGATTAGCAGTGCTTAAATTAATATTAATATCAGGATTATATTTACTAAGTAATCCAGCTATTGATTGTCTATTGCTAGTAATTTCAGCTTGAGCTTGAGCAGGCATAAAATTATCAATACGAACAGGAGTACCTTTATAAGTTAGATTATCAATAGCTTGTTTTCTTTGAGTTGTACTTCCTAGTCCAGCTTGTTTAGCTAAAGCTAATTGAGCTTTCCATGCTTCACCATAAGTAGTATTACTATCTTGATTATAAAAAGTTGCAGCATTATAGAAAGGGTCAATACGTTTAGCAAGATATTGTTCAGGAGTAAGAAGAATACCATTTTTATCTGTTATATCAGGATTACTACCATTTTGGTCATATTTCCATTTAGCAATCTTATAATCTTGTTCAAGACTAGCTTTAGCGCCAGGAGTATTTTCAATAACAGCTTTAACAGCTTCAGCAAGTTTAGCTTTACTTAACCTTTGCCAATCACCTTTAGTATGAGAATAAATTTCTCCTGTAACAGATTTAGTAATATCATCAGTAACTTTACCGTTAGCATCAAGCCATCTTGTTTGACTACCACCGCCTTGTTCTTTAGCAGCCCATTGAAGTGCTTGATTAAGTATTTGGTTCATAGGAATTTCAGAAACTTCTTTATCAATAGGAGTCCATTTACTTCCACCAATAACATTACCATTCTTATCAGTTATATCTTGATAATTATATTTATTAACAGTACGATAATAATTCTTATAATCTTCAGATAAATCAGTACGTTTATCAAGATTATCCATATAAGCTTTATAATCTTGTTGAGCACGTAAACGACCAATCATTCCCGGACTTGAAGTTATATCTCCATAAGTTCCAACTATATCATCAAGACTAGAATAAGCATTACCATATTGCATATTTTCGGTAAGAGCATTACGAACTTTATTAAGTTGTTCTTGACGCCAAGCATCTTCGGCTTCATTTAAATCTAATTGAGCAAGTTGAGCATCAATCTGAGATTTAGTTTGAATAGCTTGTTGATGACCTTGTTCAAGAGTATTATAAGTTCTAGCTAAGACATTTAAGTCAATAGGATTAACTTGTTGTCTAAAAGTAGGAGTATAAAAGTTTATCGGCATGATTGTTTTCCTCCAAGTTTTCTACGTTTACGAATAATAAATTTATCATAATCAACTCCAGCATCTCGCATAATTCTATCATCTACATTAGGAGCAGATGCCCTCATAGCACCAATAATATTATTTAAAGCTTTACGATTTTCATATCTACTAATCATATCTTGAATACCAGCATTAATACCACTAAATAAATTATTAATATTAGTTACTTTAGCTTCTCTAATACCATTATCAAATGCTGTTTTTCTATCTATATATTGATTGTATTGTTGAGCATTAAATTGACGAACACTTTGCTGATTACGTCTATCTTGATTAATAAGATTAGTTTCTATATTTTCTTTATTGCCATAAAGTTCATTAGCAGCTTGACCAGCAGCATTACGAACTCGTTGTTTACGAGCTAAACTTACACGACTACTAGCAGTATTAGAATCAATATCACGATAAGCTTCAAATTTATCTTCTCTAATTCTATCAAGTTGAGGATTAATATTATATTTCGTTTTAAGTTTATTAGCACTAATAAGAGTAGGCTGTCCCGGACCTCTCATTTTATTAATAGCTTTTTTACTAGCAAAATAACTAGCTAAACTACCAGCTACATTACTACCTAGTCCAATCCAATCAGCAATAGTAAGATTTTTAAATTTACCTTGACCTTTACCATCGGAAGATGTAGTTCCTTTAGCAGGTGTACTAGTAGAAACAGGTAAAGTAGTTGGAATATTAGCTTCTACTTTAGGTAGATTGCGATTATAAACAGCAATTGGAGGTGTTTTAGTAGGAACAGATTGAGTTGATTGACTTGACTTACTACGTCCTCCACGGGGGGTCTTCCCGCTAGATTTAGTTTCAGATAAACTTGGAATATTAGTATTATTTGTACTAATACCTCTATTATTTCCATGACTCCAACCGGCTCTAACTAAATCACTAGTAATTCCAGCACCATCTTCAAATAAAGGAAGTCTGCGTTCTGCATAATATTGAGGACGACGATTACCATTATCAATATTAGATTTATTAGTATTAGTATTTACATTATTATTTGTAATACTATTTTTAGACCATCTTCCATTTCTAAAAGTATAAACACTACCAACAATAGTTTCTCCTCTAGCGGATTTATTAATAGGATAAGCAGAAGTTTTATTAGTTATAGAAACATAAGCTCCAATTTTTTCATCATATTCCCAAGTTCTTCCATGAAAATTAATACGATTTCCACCAACAGTAAATTTATCGCGTAGACCCCCCGTAGAGGATGGAGAATGAATTAATCCATTCTTAACATTACCATTAATACTAACAACTAATCCAACATTACCTTTCTTTCTAAGTTCTGGATATTTATTATAAACTTTAGCTTTAACATCGCTACGCCCATGTAATTCCGCAAGTCTTAAAGCGTCAACAGCATCTGCTTTTGTAGGAATAGGATAACTTCTATGTCCACCAGCAAAATCTTTTTTAGCTACACTAGGATAAGGTTTCTTTTTAGAACCATAATCTTTATCTCTACTTAATCCACCCATAGCTTTTATAGTACCGTCATCATTAATTTTATTTCTATCTTTAAAATCTTCTTGAGCTTTAAATACTTTATTTGGATTAGCTCCACCCATAACTAATTTAGCAGGACTAATTCCATTAATAATTGGTTGAGCAGAATAAACTTTAAGTTCATCACCATTAGTTTCTACAATTTCACCATCTTCTACTTCAATACCAGTTTTATCACTAGGACCAATATCAATACCACCTTGACTATGTTTTCTTCCATTCATATAAAAGAAATTATTACCAAGAGGATGAGCAATACCACCATCAACTACATTAGGAACTTTTCCACCAGTAGCATATTGTTTTTGTGGGATATTTCTTCCATTAGTTCTAGGAGTTTGAATAATATTAAATGGAAAAGTTGGTCCAAGGTCTTCATCATTAGGAAGAGATTCTTTATTAAAATTCTTAACATAATCAACAAGTCTACCGGCAGTATTATCCATTAATTGTTCTCTATCATTTCTAGGTATTAAATTATTAATACCATTATAAAGAAATTCATTACCAAGTCTTATTAATCCGGTAGTTTTAGCTACTTTATCATAAACTCCACCAAGTGGAGGAATACCACTTTTAATAAATCTGCCATCTTTAGTAACTGTACCTTTAAATTCACTAGGCATGTCACTTATATGAATAGTTTTATTTTTTCTAGGCATTGTTATATAATATAATGAGAAATTAATATTTTATTGATTTTAAGGCTCTCTGTTGAACGATAACATATAATTCGATTAATAGTTCATACTTATATGTAATAATCCAACAGAGGGCAAAAGATTAACGTCTACGTCCGCCATACCGATATGTTTTCAGTCTATCTCTGTAAACCGATGGAGGCATAACAGACTGTTGATTAATACCATTAGTAATCCATTCAGGACGTTCAAGACCAGTTTTAGGAGCACTATAAACAGATTGTTCGTCTTGTTTAACTTGAATAGGTTCTTTACCTTTGTTTCCAAGCATACCACCAATTAGACTTCCAGCAGCTCCAATGGCAGCACCAATCCAAGCTTTTCTACGTCCACCGCATTTATATTTATTAATAAAGCTAGAACGTTGATACATAGTCATTGGATTAGTCATTGCATTAGAAGTAATATTAAGTTGTTGTTGATCTGATTGAAGTTGCTTACGTTTCTCAGCTTCTTGAGCAATACGTTTATTTTCATTAATTTGTTGATTAGCATTAATGCCTTGCCCTATAGTAGCACCTAATTTATCAAGTCCTTCTACACCGGTAATAGAACTTGCAAGACTTCCCAAACCAGGAAGAGCTTGAACAAGTTCTGTACCAAAATTAGCTTTACGTCTAATTCTTCCACCACATTTAAAGGTAAGTTTATCATTATATTGATTAACATAATCTTGATTAGAATAAGCACTAGTTAAAGCTTGAGCATTTTGTAAAGCATCTTTATGGTCTTGTGCAGCTTGAGCTTCTGCTTGAGCCTTTTCTTGAGCTTTCTTTTGTTTATTACCTTTAATTATACCACCAGCTATACTAGCAGCAGCACCAATAATAGCACCAATAAATGCTTTTTGTCTTTGTCTATCTTTGTACTGTATCATAATTTTCTAAATTGGGTTTGAGCACATTCAAGACTTTCAAATTCAATGCGCTTATTATCTATATTATTAAATATGAAACGAACTATAAAATAATTACCATAAACTCTACGAAGTTTATCACTTGGAGAATTAGGATGTTTATTAATAGTATTACGAAAATAATTAAAGTTATATTGAGTTAGTTCATACCAAGGTTTTTTATAAGCATTAAACTTATTAAGTTTATCAATATTAATATCAATATCATCAGTATCATTATCTTCATTAAATATACGAAGTATATCTCCAGCATAAGGATGTTCTCTTAAATCTACAGGATTATTAGTATTATCACTATAGAAAGGAATATATATTTTGCGTACTTTATATTTAATAAATTCAAGAAACTTAATAAGTTCATAAGATTCATTAATAATAATATCAATATAACTATTATAAACAAGTTCTGGTTCTTCGCCAACTTCTTGTCTTGAAATCATATAAAGACTATTACTATCATCTCCCATGTGAGTATTAAATCTACCATAATTATATTCATTAGTAAACACATGAAGAGGACAATTAAGTCTATCATTATTATGTTCAGTTTGAAAATAACATTTAGTTTTAGTTGACCAAGCATTATTAAAGTAATAATCATGTAAACTAATAAAGCTACCAACTTTATAATTAAAACTTATTACTTCATTATGAGCTTCTTCAATAATAGTTTTACTAACAGGATTTATATTATCATATGTATAATCAAACTTAATTAAAATACGATTATTATATTTATCATGAGCAAATCTAACATTATTAGGACGATACTTATCTAACCATAACTTTATATCTTCATACATTAATTTAAGTTGTCCATCATCAAATTGATAAAGAGTATGAAAATCGTCATTATAGAATATATAACCAAATTCTCCAACTATATATGCTAAATCATCTTGCAATCCACCATATCCTTTATCACTAGTAAAGACTTCTTTATAATCAACTTCAAAAGCATCGGGTTGATAAAGTTGTACATTTTCATCTCTAGTTTTAAGTGCAGCACTGATATCAAACATAAACATACTATGTTGAGTATGTACTAATAGATAATATCCAATACCAACAAGATTAGTAATTATTCCTTTATTTTCAGTAATATTTTTATAACCTTCAATAGGAAATACTCTCCAAGCATTAACTTCACTTTCATCTTGAATAATATTACTACGTCTTATAGTTTTATCAAAACGAGCAATATTAATAATATCATTACGATATTGAGTTAATAACTTAGGAACAAATTGGTCAACATTACCAATAGGGTCTTTAAATAAATCAACACTATTTTTAGGTTCTACAAACGTACCAAATGCAACACTTTTTGTATCAGTTTCTTCTTTAATACTAAATGCTATTTTACTAGGTTCATTATTAAAACATTTACTTTCAAAGAACTTATCGCTATAAAGAGGAAATTGAATATATTCAACAAAAGGTTTATCAAACCAACAAGGATGTGTACCATCAATATAATAATAAGGAGTATTATCAGGTGAATATAATCTATAATCTCCTTCATTCATAATAACTCTATTATCATTATATACTAATACTCCATCATATGTCATTCTACCATTATATCCATGTTCAATAGAATATGTTCCACTAGAATAACGAACATCATTAAGTCTTATAAGTTCTTTTTCTTTATTAATATAAATATTTCTAGTACAATTAAGAACAGTAGCAAGAAACATAGTTTCAGCATCTAAAGAAAGTTCTTTATAATCATCCATTTCTAATGCTGTACCTTTTCCAGCTCTATCATCTGCGATACTATCAGCTACTACTAATTTATAATTATTAATAGGTTTATATACATTTCTACTTATTACTCCTATAACAGGCATATTATAACTATATGGATAAGTAGTATTAACAACCATATCAACAACATCAGATTTTTCTCTAAACGGTTCAAATGTACATTTACCATCAATACGAATTATATTAAAATCATATTTAATAGTATCATCAATGTCAAATCTACCACTATATAGATAACATTTATCACTAGTATAATTATTAGAAACAAAACCTGGCTTAGCAGCATAATTAGATTCTTGCCATGTAACATTACTAGCTATATTAGCAAAATCTTTTCTAGTTAATAATCCTGTATATCTAGTAATAGGTTCTACTTTTTCATAACTAACAAACCAACCAACATAACCTAATTCTTTTATTTTATTCCAAAGATTATTATCAATATTAACATTAATATAGAATTTATTAAAGGTATCATTCATATTATATACAAAACCTCTAGTATGTTCTCCACCAATAGATTCAGACTTAAATATTAAATCTGGTATTCTAAATAGTTCATCACCATTAATATTTTCATAATAACCAAATTTAGCTTCATTATCATAATTGCCATAAATAATTTGATTACTAGTTGGAGTATAGCTACCACTATTTATAACTTGATAAACATATAAATCATTATATTTATCTTTATCTTGATAGTCTATAAAATAATTAGAAATAAGAGTATATAAATCATCTCTATTAATTGCTTCTAATTCGCCAGCACTATTAAGTAAAATATTAGTTAAAGGATTATTAATAGGTTCAGCAGTATAAACTACAATTTTACTATCAGCAATATATTGTTTAACATTAGAACTAATACTAGATATTGGAATAGTTCCACTAATTACAACCCAATAAGGAATAGTACCAGCAGTACCATTAATCCAATCAACAGTTATTATAGTACAATGAGAATTATCATTTATAACATCATTTATATATTTATCTTTATTAGATAATTTATATCCTCTACTAGCATCACCATACTTATCAACAAAATGAATAAAGAAATTATATACTTCTCCAGGAATAAGAGTATCATTCTTTTTACGTTCATTAAAATCATAAGAAGGATCAATTACACTATGAGTAATTCTCATTTTACAATTATCAATATCAAATTGAGCAGTTCCAAATATTATAACTCCGCTAGTAAATACAGCATCTTCTGTAAATCCAACACCATTATAAGTATAACAAACAATTTTAACTTCACTAGGTAAACTATAACTAGATATATTATTTTCATACTTATAACTAGTAGGAATAATAAAACAATTACATGCTAAATATTCTTTAATATTAGCTCCGGCTTTAGAACCTACTTTTATTACAGTATTATAATTAACTTTTAAATATTCATGAGCAGCAATACCTTGAATAACAGTTTCATTAAGAAGAGTTTTAAAAGTACGAAAAGGATATTGATTATTATTAAATAGTTTAGTATAATTAGCTATTTCATAATCTACAGTTCCAGTAAATCCAAGACTAGCCATTTTAAAATAAGGTCCTTTTTCACTAACTGCATGTACAACATTATAACTGTTATAATAAGCATTAACAGATTTATTTCTAAGTTTAATAACAATATCATTAACAGATTCTTCTAATGTTTTACCATCACTCAAAGTTCTATTATCATTATCACTTTTTTCATCATAATTAGCAATATATATTCTATTTTTATAATTAATAATGTTACCAACATTATAATAATTATAATAATCAGTAGTTAAATCTGCTATATTATATTCCACAATTACATCTCTACTAAACTTAAAAATATTACTATTTAAATTATCAGTTCTAAAAGCTTGCGTACTATCTTTTTTACATATAATAAGTCCTAATTGATAAAGTCCTGAACGACCACCAGTAATACTTACTTCAAAAGTTTGATTACATATATCTTTAGAATCACTAAAAGAATCACTATTTCCATAGCAATATCCATTAGGGTCATCTTTAGGATCATAAACAAACTCTTTACGAAAACAAACTTTATTAATAACTTGTGGAATTATAACATCATTAAAAATAGGAAATCCAATACTATACCATTTAGTATAATTAGTCTTATCTATTTTATATCTAATAAACATAAAATAAAATCCTTTATAAGCAGCTCCACTAACATAATTTAAATTGCTAACTGTGGGTAAAGTTACTTGAGGAATAATAGACATTTCAGTATCAGGACTTCCAGAATCTAAATCAATATTAATAGTTTTAAGAGGAACATCAATAGAAGCATCGCTTTCAGCAACAGCAATTATAAGATGATTTTTAACATTATATGTATATGTTCCTTTAATCTTACCACCATTATATTTCCAATTACTATTTACTCTATAACAACTAGAAGATTCTTCATTATATCTATAAATATAAGATTCATTATTATCTACATTAATAACAAATAAAATAAGTTCAGTACTAGTAGGAATAACACCAACTATTTTAAAATTATTAATACCGTCTTCATGAATACTATTAGCAATTATGCTACAATCTTCAAGTCCTTCTTCATTAACAATCATCCTATCGTCATTACTTATCTTAATATTTTTAGCAGCAACTAAAGAATAAGGAACACAATCTCCAGGATGTTTATTAAGACTAAGTTTCTTTTGTATATTCATAATTATTTAGGAAAAGTAAAGTTATAAAAGAACTCATTCCAACCACTATCATCATCACTTTGTTCATCTAATAAAATACTAGTCTTAATATCTTTTTTCATACTTTCCCATAAATAGAAAGGATTAGTACCATATTGACTAGCAGAAAGATTAAATACAGGATGTTTATATCCCCTCATAAGCATACGAGCCATACAATAATAAGCAAGACCTTGAATTAATTTACCATTAGCAGGTATCACAGGAACTTCACAATGATAATTATCACTATATTGAGTTTCAATATCTTTATAAACAATAGTTATACAAGTATCATTAAAATTAAGTTCGATAGTATTACCATCTACTAGAACATAATTATGACTTGACTTATCATATCCTCCACGGGGGATATAACAATGAGAATGAACTTCATGCTGACATCTTGGATATTCAGTATTGTTATGAAGAGAATAAACTACAGGATTACATCCTACTTTGCCAGTATCAATAACTTCTCTAGTTCTAGAACCGTTTGGGCAACAATCAGCAGGCATACCAAGATAATCTTTATTAGTAGCACGTTCCGGACTTTCGTCCTCCACTCCACCCCCCGTAGATGATGGAATTGAATTATTATCACTACAATTATATCTACTATTATCAGCTCTAGGTACTTCACAACCGTTACTATCATAAACTTTAAGACCGTCATCAATAAGACAACATTTACTTTTAGCTATCTTATTAGTGACGGTTAATTTAATTTTCTTATCTACTTTACGAAGAACTTTAAGTTCATTCATAGCATCAACACACCAAGCAGCAACTCTAGGAATCCAATCACTATTACTAGGATTGAAATCGTTGTCTATTTTTGCTATTATGTGCTCCACGTTCATACTTTTGTTGTTCGACATTTCTAATATATTTAAATGTAGCACTAGGGTCACGTTCAAGATAAACAAGAAGTTTACTTCTTAGTCCTAGTTTAAGTTTAAAAATATCATCTACTGTTTTACATTCAGAATTAAGTTGTTTAGCATTTTTACCTCTAAGTTCTATATTAATATAATTAGCATATTTAAATTTAATAGCACTATAACTATGAGTTCCATTATTAATTAATTGTATTTCATAAAATTCTTTATTAGTTTTATAAACTACATAAGGAATACCATCATATTTAATACCACGAATTTTATATATTTCTGCTTCTTCTTTATTATAAGGTTTAAGACCAGCATCAATAATTTCTTGTTTCTTAATTCTAGTAGCATTCCAATCAACATAAGTATCTCTAGGTTTATCTCTATATCTCCAGAAATTAATAGTTAAATCACCAATTTCATATTTAAAATGATAAGCATAACCTTCAAGAACACATTTATGAACACCATAATTATAGTATGTATGAATATACTTTCTATAATCAGAATAACTTAATTCAGAACGTCTTGTAGCAAGTTTAAGAGCAGTAATATAATCTTTCGCTTTTTTAGCTAAATCACAATAACGCAAAAGTTGGAGAAGAACAATTCGTCTTTCTCCAACTGTATAACTAAGAGCATTATTAACTACTCGTTCTAATTTATCAATAAGTTCTATATCATCAATAAGAAATTGAAATCCGTAATCATTAAGATTAATATTTAAATCATCTTTAATAACTTGATTCTTACTTTTTATATAAGTTCTACAATCTTCTTTCATCTTATTTGTAAGTTCAAGTTCTTTATTATATTTTGCTATATCGTCATTAGAAGCTTCAATAAACTTTTTATAATAATGACTAATATCTATATCTTTAATCATATTTTATCTAGTTACAAGATTATCAATAGGGGTTTCATTTGTTTGACGAGGAACTTCGACAAGATTACGTTTAAATACAATTTCTTTAAGAGGACCAATCATATCTTCTGGAATAAGAAATTCATCTTCATCATATTTAGCTTCATCATCAATAGGGTCATAATCTACATCTTTAGCTTTTTCTACAACTTCTGTAGGAACTAAATAAGGAATTTCAAAAGGAGATTCAATAATAATCGCTCCTAGATTTTGAAACCAATCTTTATTATTAGAAAAGAAATAAATATAACCATTAATATAATCATAAACAGGAAGATTACACATACCTGCAAGATAATGATAAAACTTAGCACTAGCTTCTTTAGCAAAAGGTATTTCTATTCCAGCACGTCCGGTCGTCCTAACTGATTGGAAAGGTAAGTTATCAGTAAGTCTAACTGGCTTTGGAACTTCTTGTTTAGTACGTTTAATCGCAGGAAGCCCAAGACTTTGACTATTATATAAATCACTATCAGGAACATTAATAATAGAAAGACGAACACGTTGTTGAAGACCTTTATCAATATATTTATAATTCTCATAACTTCTACGAATTAGTTCATTACGTCCATGAAGAATAGCATATCTAAGATTACGTCTAAGAGGAATACTATTAGGATTGCCAACAGCATGAGCAAATTCACTAACTAATTGATTAAGACTAGCCATATTAAGATTGACTTGAATTTTCTAATGCTTGCACTCTAGTTTCAAGATTATCTACCTTATCAGAATAAGTTTGTAATTTAGTTTCAAGTTCTTCAACAGTTTCAACTAGTTCATTATGTTTTTGTTGAAGTTGAGTAACTTTTTGTTCTAATTCTGTATTATTAGTATAATCTACAATAGAATTTAATAAATTAATTAATTTATTTCTATCATAATTACTAATATCAGAATTTAAATCAAGTATTGTTTTGGTAATATCTTTTTTAATTTGTTCTTTAGTCATAGCATTTCATGTTTGAGATTTAACTTTTTCTTTTCTACATTTAGTATAAATACGCCAGTCATATCTAGTAATTTTAAAATTAATAGGAAAATGATTAAGTTTATGTATAGAATAAAATAAAGTTTTATTCATACTATCAGCATAATAGGCTTTACCATTTCTAATAAAATTAATTCTAAAATACTTAGAATAATTAATAACTTGAACTATTCTAACGTATTTACCATAATATTTAACAATATTAGTTCTTTTACCATTCCAATTAGAATATCTAACACCTGTAAGACTTTGAATCTTATGAAGAAGATTTTTAGTATCAGCATGTTTAAGCCAACCATAATAAGCACACATTCTAACTTTAAATTCTCTTTTATCTATTTCTTTATTTAAATAGCTATTAACTAATTTAATAATTTTATGTTTAATAGATTTTCTAATAAGAGTATGAGTATGGTAAAATACATAACCAACAAAATTAATTCCTCTACTATCAACAGGATATATTTGATAATTATCTTTAACTTTTAATCCAATAGTCTTAACATATAATTTTATATAAATAAGAACTTTATGAAGAAAATCTTTATCATTACTTAATATAACTATATCATCAGCATAACGATAATAGAATTTACATTTAAGTTCTTCTTTACATAAATGGTCAAGTTCGCTAAGATATAAATTGGCAAAGTATTGAGATAAATAATTACCAATAGGAACTCCAATTCCTTTCTTTAAAGGAATATTATTATCAGAAACATTATCAGTAGAATCAATAATTTCATCAAGAATAACTAGAAAATCTTTATCTTTAATCTTCTTTCTAATACATTGTTTAAGTCAATCATGAAGAATACTAGGATAAAACTTTTTAATATCTAATTTAAGACAATAAGTAGTTTCATTTGGATACTTTCTTAAATCTCTTTTTAAATCCTTAGCACAAAGATGAATCCCTCTTCCTTCAATACAACTATATGTATTATGTATAAAACTTTTAGTCCAAATATCTTTAGTAATATTCATTATAGCATGATGAGCAATTCTATCCGGATAATAAGGTAGTCTATAAATAATACGTTCTTTTGGTTCATATATTTTATAAAGACTATATTTAGAAGTTTTATATTTAAGATTAAATAGTTTATCTAGCAAATCTTCATTTTCATATTGTCTATTTCTATCATGTTTATTAATACCATATTTCTTATTTTTATTCTTTCTTGCATTATCATCAGCAACTTCAATGTTTTCAATTGTACATAATCTATTATGTAAACCACTATATCTTTTCATATTTATATAATTTATATTAGAGTCTTCGTGAATATCACTACCAACACTTTTAATTTCTAAATAACGTTATCTTTTACCAAGAGGTAAGGTTATACTTCCCAAAATAATATTACTATAAAATTTATGTTTATTAGTTTCAGGAATTATATAAAAGAAGCTGACATTAGCATTAGAATCTGACTGAACTCAATTAGAATTAAAGTTACTAGAGCTAGCTTTAGAACTGTTATTAGCGTTACTGCTAACCAGTAGCACTGTATCTAACGTGTCAATCATTCTAAGAAATATAACCTTAAACAATATTATAATAAACTGTTACAGGAGTAGTATCGAGAAAAACAAAAACAGAAAACAAATTAATTAACCAACTACTCCTAGCAACAGTTTCACGTGGACATATTTAATCAAGTTTAACTGTAGTAAAGAAGCCGACATAAGCAAGAGAAGCAGACCGAACCCAACCAGAATTAAAGCGACCAGAGCCAGCCCCAGAACCGTGATCAGCGGCGCCGCCAACCAGCAGCACACGAACAGATTTATCTATGTCTTGTCCGTTATTACCACGAACATAATTATAATCAAATTTCTTATTAGTTCCAACTAGATTAGGAACAAAATAAGGACCTCTTTGTAAATCAAATTCTGTAATATAATTATTAGCATTAGTTTGATAACCAATAAAATAACATTTTTCATCAACATTATCTACTGTAACATCAGCATGAGCAACACCTTTTTTAAGAAGATATACAGAATTATAATCAGTATCTTTGTTGATAATAACTACATCTCTAACAAATGACCATATATCTCCAAAGAAATTTAGAATACCGCGATAAATAGCAGGATAAGTATTAAAATAACTCCCATCTGTATTATATCCAGCAATTGCAAATTCTTTTGTAATGGTACTACCATTACCAACATTATGTTCAGAACTCCAATAAGTGTAAATAATAGGATTGTTACCATTAAATGTTGTCCATCTATTCCATTCTAAATTAGTAACACCAGCACCAAGTCCACCTTGTTTAAATCCTTCACTAGTTAAATTAGTATTAAGCGCAGCTTGATTATCAAAATTAGCATACTCAATATAACAAAGAGCTTGTATAGCACAATATTCAAGATAATCAATCATTGTAATCCAATCTCCACGATTAGCACATAATTGAATAGCAGTAGTATAACTAATACCAGTTCTAGGTCTACCTTGCAATTTATCTGCTGCAATAGAAGAAGATTTATTACCACCTAAGTATTCAGCATTATCTTCTTTTATACAAGCACTAAATACCTCTTCTGTACTGCCATTCATTCTTGTCATAGTTTTAGTATGACTTATAATAAAAGGATGAACTCGAATAAACGTACCATCAATATTAAAATCACTTATCCAAAGTTGATATTTAGTACCAGTATCTTTAACACATATATAAAATTGAGGAACATTTACCCCAACATCGCCATCACTTCCATCAAGAGGAGGAACAAAACCATTTTCAAGAGGTTTAGCCCAACCCGTAGGATTAAGGAAATAACTTATTTTCTTTTCATTATAGACACAACCTTTAAGTCTATTTTGGATAGGAAGTTCTCTATGAAATTTAGCATTACCAATTCTAATTACATCATTATCATTTTTAGTCCATTCTATACCATAAGCAGCATTTTCAAAAGTAGGAATAAATGCAGAAGAACCCCAAGTAGGATTACCTTGCTCATTAATAATTAAACTATCTCCTTTAGATACTCCATCTAAATTAGGTAGATGTTTAAGTCCTTCTGCAAGTTCATTTAGTATATGCTTATTAAATCTTAATAAGCCATTATACATTTCTACTAAATTAAAATTCATATTAAGCTTGTTCTAGAGCATCAACTCGACCATCAAGAGAATTAATATTATTAGTATTTTGATTAACTTTAGTTACAAGTCCTTGAAGAGCAGTAATTATAGTATCGTTTTTAGTATCATTACTAGTTTTCATAGCATTAATTGCAGCAACTATATCTGTATTCGCTTTATTAATAGTAGAATTAACAGTATCAAGTTTACCACTAATAGTAGTTTTCATACTATCAATAGCAGATTTAATACTATCTAATTTAGCATCAATTTTGTCAAAACGATTATTAAGAAGAGTTTGAGTTTCATCTGATTCACTTTTATGTTGTTTTTCAAATTCATCAAATTCAGCTTTAACCATGTCATGTAATTCAGTAATCTTTTGACTAATTTCATCAAGATTAACTATAACATTATTTTCTCCAAGTTCATCATGTTCTTTATTACCAGAAATACTAAGTTTAAGATTATTAATAAGTTTACTAATAGCTTCTAACTTATAATTAACTCTTTTATCATCTTCCATATCTTTAGAATTTAGTTTGTTACAAATATAAATTATATTGTTAATAACAAGTAGTTTAACTATATTATTAACATTTTTTAATTAGGCAGTCTTAGAACTATTAATACCTAGATATTTAGTCCAAGTATAATGTTTACGTTCACTAATATAATTAGCATAATTATCAAAAGCATGAGCTTCTTCTTCAAAACTTATATCTTTATAAGCATCATGTTGTTTAATATGAAATAGTCTTATAATAAGATATTCAATACCATACCATATATAGAAAAAGATATATAACATCTCTTTCATTTGTTCTGTATGAATAGCTTCATGATTAAGTTCTTTGTTACTTAATTCACCTTTAGTAAATATAATACCAAAAAGATTAATAGCTTTATAACCATTAAAAGGAAAATGTTTAGTCTTAATAACTCTCATAACTTTATTATTTTGAAATTTAATATTGTAAATATTTATGTACATCCATAGAGCCACTTTTTAGGCTTACAGTAAGACTTTTATTCAATCGTGTATAACTAATCAGCTAGGCTCAAAATCAGTCAAATTCGGCAAGCTATACTCCCCGTAGAGGCTATAGCAGGCTTGAATTAGTCAATCAAACCTAGCTAATCAATCTTATACAATCTTAACCAATAGTATTATCAATATCTTTATAGCCAACTCCAAGTTTCTTTAGAATAGGACTAACAACCCAACTCCAAAACACAGGAGCAAGAACAGCACTATTAACAAGCATAATAGCATTATCATATCCAGCAGCAATATAAATACTAGCCATAGTAGCAATACTTATTACTAATACACATCGTTTTTGCCAAGTAGGAACTTTATTATCACCATTAAAGTAATCAATAACTTTAATAATAATATAAGTTAGAACATTAACAATAAACATAAATCCAAAATCGAAATTACTAAGGATTCCATTTACAATTACATCAATAAATTTGTCCATACTAAAATTTAGATAAATAAAAAAGGGAACTATCCGAAGATAATTCCCTTTTATAGTTTTACAATAATGATTAGTTATTCATGTGAAAATATTCCCACACTTTATCACCATCAAAATCTACATCTTTAAACCAAAATGTAATAGCACTTTCAAACACTTTATTATCTATATTACCACCAAACCATTCTTCAAATAATTTAGCATAATCATGATATTGAGCATTAATTGCAACATAAACATCGCAAGGTTCAACATCATTAGGCAATACTTCTTTATAGCGTTCACAAATCTCATGAGCTTTATTCATATCATATTTTTCACCAACATATTTCTTGTTGTCTTTAACATGATACATTTGTTCTACAACTTCTTTAGCTTCATATTCATCAAAATGATATTCACCATCATTGTATCCACCACTCATAAGCATAGTTAAAATCTTCTCTTCTTTGTCATCTTTATGACTAGGGCGACCATAAGTATCATAAGTATCATAACCAATACGATTTCTCATTCCACCTCGACCGCTTCTACCACCTCTACCGCCACGTCCTCCACGAGCATCAAGAAATTCACGAAATTCATCGAGAATACCTCGACCACCATCGCGACGACCGTCAATACGATAAGGTTCAATATAAGGCATTTCTCTCATAATATTACTTTGTTTTTAAACTGATTAATGATTCTTTTAAAACTTCTAAATCAGTTTGATTAAGAGCAATAATTTTATTCACATAAGGAACTTCAAGAGATATAATACCTTTAGAAATATTACCGCCACCAATGAAAGGTATATCAAAATCAAAATTATCAATATTATTAATAATTTCCATTTCTTCATCAAATATACCTTCAATATCAATCATACCATCTTTATCTGCAATAGGCTTCAAGAACTTATCAAAACTATTAATATTATTAGTAATTGCTCTTTTAGCTAAAGGAATTAAAAGTCTTATAGCTGGAGAACTTTCACCCATAGATACTAATTGTTTAACAATATAATCTTTAATAACCTCTTTAACATTACCAATTTCAACCATAATATTACTTCTTTAAAAATTCTTCATAAGTTAAATTAGGATTAGTTTTACTAGCTTCTTTAAAAGCTTTAAACAATTCCATTTCTTTGTTAGTAACTTCAACAATTTTACTTTTAAGTAACTTAACAAGTTTAAGTTGTTCTTCAAGTAAATGTTTACCATCTTCACTAGCTTCGATTTTTCCTCTAACTAAATTAAGAACTTCTGCTTGAACCATACTTTGTAAAGCATTATAGTTATTTACATAGTCTTGATTATTAAGAAGCATATTTTGTTGTTCTTGTGTAAGTGGTGCAATTTCAGCATCAATAGCATCCCAAATTCCTTGTGTAGTAGGTTGTTGAGTTACCTGTTGATTTTGTGTTACACCATTATTTGCATTAGGAATAGCATTACGACGATAAGCTTCATTAATTGCTTGTTTTTGACTTTGAAGAAAAGCAATTTGTTCATCAATGCTATTAGTCATTTTTTCACTAGGGAGCAATAAAGGGTCATTACCGCCTAGTATAAATTGATTAACAGGTATCATATCTCTTTGAATTTAATGTTCTTAATCAAACTTAGTAATATTACTGAGCAGGAGTTCCACTAGCAGGTTGAGTAAAACCACATGGTAAGCATCCATAAGCATTACGTCCAACTAGACCTGTAACAGTAGGTTCATTCGGAAGAGTTACTACACCATAGATAACATTACAAGTTTTTCTATCAGTATAGTTGATACCAGCCGTAAACATCTTTTCCATTTCGCATTGGATAAGTTTATCTTGATAAGGACGAATAGCTTTAGTAACAGCCAATTCAGCTTTCAAATCAGATAACTCTTTACGGATATCATCATCAGCGTCACGAGTATATTTGTAAAGATTAAAATGGTCAGTGTTATTTTTCTCAATAAGAGCATCAGTACGATTACGTCCATCAATATAAACACCAAACAATTCACTATTAAGACGTTCTCTATCTTCAAAGCGTTGATTCTGTTGAGTCAAAGCCCATTGATAAAGACCACCTTGAAGAGCTAAAGTATCTTCACAAGATTTTTCCCATGCTTGAAAAGCAGTAGGAGCACCGCTTCCACTACCAGCAGTAGCACCAAGTACGTTAATATTAGCAGTATTATCACCACCCCAATATAGATAAGGAATTTGACTTAAATTCCAAGACCAACCAACAGCTACATAGTTTAAATTATTAATAGGAGAATTAACATAATATGATTTAGTATCCAAATCTCGACCATCATCACTACCCCAAATGTATCTAAGTTGGACACTAGTAAAATCACTAAAATGAATAACAGAAGTAGGCCAAATATGATTAGCACCATCATAAACATGAGCAATATTAGTTTGACCTACTGTCCGTTTTTAAGAGGTTAAGCAATTCCTCCTTGACGTCCAAGAGTTAAACTCATTATTCATCAACAATATTATAAGTCATTCCAGCAACTGGGGTAATAGTTGCATATTGGGTAGCAGTACCTGTCCAAATTGGAAGACTAAGTTTATTATTATTTGCACTAGGCATAGTCATATTAACTCCACATCCATCATTAATAGCTTTTTGAATCTTATCAAGATTAACACTATTAGTAATAGTTTGATTTATTTCTTCTTTAAAGTTATTAAATGTATTATTAGTAACATATCCATTAAGTAAATTATTAACTTCTTCTTTATTATAAGTTTCAGATTTAGTATAATAATTTTTAAACATATTATTAATTTCTTCTTTAGTATAACTTTCCATAGAAGAAGTATCACCCCATTACTCTCCATTCAGTACCATTCCAATAACAAATCTTTCCATTACGATATTCAATCTGTCCTTTAGCCCAATTACTACAAGTTACATTAGGAAGATATTCAGATTCTTCACCAACCATACCTGTAAGTTTACATTTATTTAAATCAATAGTACCATTTTCAATAATACCACCTTCAAATACAAGTTCACAACCAACAGGCATTGTGATAGTTTTACCACTTAAATCAAAAGCATAACGAATAATATAACGAGTATTTTCTTCGTTAACCATATCTTGAGTAAGAACAGCTTTATAATTAAGATAAATATTATTTTTAACTTGAACTAGATTTTCTTCATTAAAATAATATTTAATATTATCTACTGAATTAACATATATAATACCAAGTCTTGGACGTTCATCAGAAAGACAAGTATTATAAATATTATAATCTTCACTATTCCCATAGTCAGCAGTGTTGACCCCCCGTAGAGGATGAACTCTATTAGTAGGTTCTACAATAGTCCATCTAGTATAATAATTATAAAATCCAACTCCATCATTAATAGTCTTAACTCTAAGAACAAATAATTTATGATAAGTATCATAATAAATACCAGCAGTATTACCTAAATCTGTTCTAATAACTTCATATTTATCAGTATTAAGAATTATTTGACCATATTGTTCACAATAAGTATCATCAAGAAAACCATCAAATAAAAGCTGTTCTGCATTACTTGCATCATCCTCCACGGGGAGTAAGACCTTGCGAATTATTTTATATCCTTTACCACTTTTATATTCAGGCTCATAAGGTCTATCTTTAAGACTAATACGATTAACATTACAACAACCCGGACTTAATCTAATAGTAATATCTTCTTCATCAGGATAATTAATAATATTAACTTTACCATCTCCTGCAATCATTTGTTTAAGAGCTTCATTAAGCATATCCCAATCAATAGTTCCATCAGCAATTGGAATCTTAGCACCATTCTCTTCAAGATACTTTTCACTAAGAATTTTTGTCCAATTATCATCAGAAACCCAACTAGTTTCAACACCAGCTTGTAGATTACTACCTATATAACTTTCAGTTACAGAAAGATTATGTTCAGCATCATAATAGCTAATAGTAAGACTATTACGTCTAAAAATAGCAGGAACAGCTTTACGAGTATTAACTCTAGTTCCTTGATATGGAATCCATAAATGATTAAACCTAGAAAGAACAACAGTTAAATCATTGTTTGTATCTTTGTCAAGAATATTTTGAAGATAAGTAATAGGAAATACTTTATCATAACTATTCTGACCTAGTTTTTCATATAGTTGTTTATTGTTCATAATTATGTGATTAATTTAAATAACTTTAATGAGTAAATAAACAATATAAGCATTAGCAATATTGTTATATTAAATAGTATTCTTATTATATTAATTACCAGTACCTTTAGCTATAAATACTCTAAAATTTAGTTCAGCATATTTAAATGTAATTTTACATAGATTAATAGGCAATGTTTGAATGTAACTTGTTACAAATGTTCTTATAACAGTTTTATCTTCTTCAAGACTAACACTAGTTTTAGTATGTGTATTTATATCAGTAAAACCAGTTAATTTACAAGCATCATTAGGATTATTATTTCTTATTAATTTTACAGTTATACTTTTACTAGTCATCATATTTGATGTACTAAATAGATATAAATATTGTTCACCACTACCAGCACAACCTTCAGTTATAGTATTATTATTATATAATTTTGTTCTAGTAACATTATTAACATTAACAGTAAAAGGTTGTTCTTTTTGTTCAAGAATTTCATTACACCATATTTGCCAATATAATCTAGGACGTCTAACATATAAAGTAATAATTATATTATTACTAGTTTTATATGTAGCAGAAAATTCTTCAGCATCAGCATTATTTCTTCCAACTAAATAAATACCGCCATACCATTTATGTTCAGTAGTATCTTCTAATAAATCAGTATATCCAGAAAATGAATTATTTTTATTATGTTGAATAGAACCATAATATTCAGAAGAAATAGTATTACCTACACCATTCCATTTATAACTTTCAGTAATAATAACTTTAAAAGCAATATTTATTCTAAATTCACCATTATTAATTTCATTGCAATCTTTAGCATTATTAATATATACAGTATTATTAATAGCTTCAGTATAATTATCAAAATTATAATCAATATCTTTATAACCATATCCAAATAAAACTCTTGTATTAGAAGTTATATTTGTTTTAGCACCAGCAGATTGTGTAACATTAATTGATTTACTAACTCCACTATAAGTTGCAGTAACAGTTGTACTTCTACTTGTTGTAGTAGTTCTATTACCATAAGTAAGTTTACTACCGCTAGTAGTACCATTTAATGTACCATCTCCAGATTTACTTAATGTAGGACTACCATTTTCAGTTTCGGTATAAGTAGTACCCACTCCGTTCCAAGTATAATTTCTAGTACGAGAAGCATGACAAAGAATTGTAGAACTACCACCACTAGCAGCAATATTCATAGGACTAGCAGATATAGTTACTTGCCAAGATGTCCAACTTCCAGTAACTTTATTACCACCATATTGCATAACATCGCAATAATCAGTAACTCCATTATAATTAGCAGTAACTCTAGTTGTTCTAGCATCAGGAGATGTATTATTACTAAAAGTTAAAGTATTACCACTTAAAACTCCAACACCACTTGTAACAGAAATAGTAGGAGTAGCATTATTAGACTCAGTACCACCAGAACCAGCAACACCATTCCAAGTCCAAGTTCTATTTCTTGAAGCACTACTATAAATAGTTACTGAATCACCTCCAGCCCAAACTTTATAACTACTAGCACTACAATTTACAGACCAACTGGACCAATTACCATAAACTTTAGCTCCAGCTGATTGATTAATAGTAATATCTTTAGTAGCACTATCTATAGTAGCTCTAAATACCGAACTACGAGAATTAGTAGAAGTATTATTACCATAATTAACAGTTTTACTATTTAATGTTGCAGCTCCACTAACTTTACTTAATGTAGGAGTACTACTATCTTGTTCTGTATAAGTAGTTCCAGTACCATTCCATTGCCAAGTTCTACTTCTAGTAGCAGATGTAGATAATGTAGCATTTCCACCAGCAGCAGCGATAGTTGTTACATTAGCACTTAAACTAATAGACCATGCTCCCCAACTACTATAAGTTTTAGAACCAGCATTTTGAGTTACAGTAGTATCTTTAGTTACAGAATCCATTGTAGCTCTAATAACTGTACTTCTAGCACTTGTAGAAGTATTATTATCATAACTTACTTTATTACTAGCAAAAGAACCAGCTCCACTAACTTTACTAAGAGTAGGAGTTCCAGTTCCTGTTTCAGTTCCACCACTTCCACTAACTCCGTTCCACGTCCAAGTTCTTGTCCTACTTGCAGAAGTAGTTATATTTGAGCTACCACCACTAGCAGCAACATTTCCACTATTAGAAATATTAACTGTCCATGCAGACCAAGCACTATATTGTTTAGCTCCAGCTGATTGACTAATAGTTATATCTTTAATAGTAGAATCAATAGTAGCACGAATAACGGTTGATTTACTACTAGTACTAGTATTATTTCCATAAGTAACTTTAGGACTAGTCCAACTACCACTTCCGCTAACTTTACTTAATGTTGGAGAACCGTTTCCAGTTTCTGTACCACCAGAACCGGCAACGCCATTCCATGTATAACTTCTAGTTCTACTAGCACTAGTTGATATAGTAGCTGTTCCACCTGTTGCTCCAATACTAGTTTTATCAGCACTAATATTAACAGTCCAAGCAGACCAATTACCATAAACTTTAGCTCCAGCTGATTGTGTTATAGTAATAGATTTAGAAACACTATTGCTAGTAGCAGTAATAGTTATACTACGACTATTTGTTGTAGTATTGTTACTAGCAGTAACAGTTTTACCACTTAAAGTAAATCCACCAGCACTACCACTAAGTGTTGGCGTAGCAGTTTCAGTATCAGTATGTGTAGTACCAACTCCATTCCAAGTCCAAGTACGAGAACGACTAGCATTAGTAGTTATCGTAGATGAACCACCACTTGCAGCTATCGTTTGCGTGCTTGCCGAGATAGAAACAGCCCAAGCAGACCACGCTGAATACATTTTCGCGCCTGCCTGTTGCGTTATCGTAACCGTTTTGGACAATCCTACATAACTAGCTGTAAGTGTCGCTGAACGGGCTGAAACGCTTTCGTTTGATGTAAATTTTATTTGATTTCCACTAAGACTAGCACTACCACTAATACTAAGAGTAGGAGTAGCAGTTTCGCTATAAACAGTACCGGTATTATTCCATTTATATGTTCTACGAGCAACATTAGCTGTAATAGTTCTAGTACCACCTTTAGCTTCAACACTAGTTCCATCAGTTTGTAAATCTAATACCCAATTAGTATAAACTTTAGCTCCAGCAGCTTGATTTAAAGCAGCACTAACTTCTTTAGTTTGTTTATTTTCTAAAGTAAATACAACAGTTAAAGTACCAGTTTTAGTATTAGTAGATTCATTATTAGGTATAGTTAATACATTATTACTTATACTACCTAAAGTAGTAGAACTAGTAAAACTAGCAGTAAGATTAACAACAGTTTCAATCCAAGTTCCTGCATAAGTAGAACCTTTGGTTATACTCCCCGTGGAGGATGCATAGTCAGTTCTCTTATATCCACTCTTAACAGAACTAGTAGGAAGTTTTAAATCATAAACACCACCAGTATTAGCTATACTATTATTAACTACTGTCAATGTATTAGTATCATATGTACTAGCTTTACTACCACTAAATGTAACTGTATAACTATCTTTAGCTACTGTATCATCTATTTGAACAACTAATTTACCATTAGTTATAACTCCTTTTTCTACTCCATCAAATAAAACTTTAACTCCATCTGTAGGAAAAGTAACAGTATAAGATACATATTCTGTATTCCATACTAGTTCTACATTATGAGTTATAGGTAAATAACCACTATTACCTGTAACAGTTTGTGACTGATAATGGTCAGCTTCAATAATAGCAGTATAATTAGTTTTAACAGGAATAGTAAATACAAATTTAGTATTGTTTTCACTTATAACAGGAGTATAACCATTAATAGTAACAGTTCCAGAAACATTTAATTTAAAAGTAATAGTAACTTCAGTATTCTCAGGATAAACAAGTTTAGAACCTTGATATATCTCAAATACATCTATACTACCAAGTTTAATATCATGTATTCCAATATCTCCTTGATATATAGCCATAACTTAAGCTTCTGATTTAACTATATAAGTAGTATTGTTATCTTTTTGAGCAATAGCTGCATATTGAACAGCAGTACCAATCCATATTTTAGGATTAACTATTGGCTCAACAGTAAGAGCAGATAATCTATAAAGAGTTTGGTCAACTATTTGAATAGTATTATAAACATAAGAACCATCCTCTGATAAAGCAACATGATGAATTGAATTAGCATTACTCCATTGAATAATTATAATATTATCTGTATATCTAACATTAAATTTACCATATTTACCATTATGAAATACAGAATTAGGTTTACCAATGGCTGTAGCAAATCCAGCAAAATTAGTAAAAATAGAATTAATAGCAGCTAAAACTTCTTCTTTACTACCGCTATTTGTTAATAATATAGTAATATTTCCAATATCATAAGATTTAATAATTGAATTACTATTTATAGCTACAAAAGTATTAATACTTTTTGTTTCTTCACCACCAACTCTAGCTATACCTTTATCCCAACTTAAATCAATTTTATTAATTCCATTAGCAGAAAAATAAGTAATTGTAGCACTAATATCGTTACTGCCTACAACAATTCTATCAAAATTAATTCTACTATTGCTATTATCAATAGCAATAATGCTTCCACCTTTTAATAATATTTCTTTTACTTCGTCAAAAGTTTTATCACAAGTAAATTCCTTTTGTCCATTAGTATATATTCCAGTAGGAACAGTAACAACTACACCATAAACAGGAATAAATCCTTCAGGTGTACTTTTATTTTCATATAATTGTTGATTAATATCTTGCATAACTTTATAAACTTTAAATGGTGGCACTTATTCAGTACCACCATAATTAATATTAAGTTGTTTTCTTTTTAATAACAAGTTCATAACCATCAGGAATTAAAGCTTTAATAGCATCAGCAATAGCTTTATCAACTTCAGCTTTAGTATAAGTATTTTCTACTGTTGGCACATTATCAAACTTATTATTAATTTCTTCTTTAGTATAAACATTATTACTAAGTTCAGTAATTCGATTAGGTAAAGTTTCATCAAGTTTAATTTTATCAGCAGCAGACATACTACCATTAGCAGTTTTACTAGCATTATTTAAAACAAGACCAAAAGGGGTTTTATCAATATATAAATTTGTATCATTACTTTTAACAGATTTACTATATATAATTTTAAGTCCTTCTGTTGTTTGGTCAACTCTATCTAATCTAATAATAAATTCACTAGATAAACTATTAACGATATCAGTAGTTTTCTTACCTTTACCACCATCATAAGCAGTACCTGTAACTTCACCTAAAGCTAAAGTTTCAGATATAACTGAATATTTAGTTCCAGACCAACGATAAGTCTTACCGCTATATTCAGTACCTTCACTTATATCAACATAAATCTTACCTTTTTCAGGAGTATAATATACAGGAGCATCTTCTATATATTTCTCAGCAAAATGAGTTTTATCAACATAATATCCTTCAAGAACATCATCAACATAACTTGGTAATTGACTTGCTGGAACTTTACCATTTCCATCAAGACTAGCAATACCATTTGCTACACCACGTTTAGCTTCAATAGCTTCATTACAGAATTGAATAATCTTCTCTTTAATAATAGGATAATTATCTATATTAGTAAGAATCTTCTCAACTGTTGCTTCAACCTTATTTTCAATAACAACTTTAAGGTTAGGATGATTATCAATATTATCAAAGATATTTTCTATATTACCTTTAATAACATTAAGTAATTCAGTAAAGTTATTAATATGTTCAAATATATAAGTAACTCTAGCTTCTACTTTAGTTTCAATAAGATTCTTAAGAATAGGAAATCTATCAATATTATTAAAAATATAATCAACTCTACTATTTACAGCATTATTAATACATGTAACAAGAGAAGGATAATTATTAATATTAGCAAATATATTCTGAACACAATTACAAACTAAATCAGAAAGAATACCAATAAGTTCAGGATAATTATTAATATTATTAAATATATAATCAACTCGTTCATTAATATTATTCTGAATAGCTTCCTGTAATTCCGGATATTGACCAATATTTTTAAATATATCAACTACTTTATCAACAGTATTATTAATAATAAGATTCTTAATATTAGGATAACTATCAATATTATCAAATATATTATTAATAGTAGTTTCTACATGAGAATTAATAGCATTAGTAATAAATTGACTAAGAGCAGGATAAGAAGAAATATTATTAAAGATGGTTTCAGTCCATTGTTTAACATATTCATTAAATATATTCTTAAGTTCAGGATAATCATTAATATTATTGAATATGTCTTTAACAATAATAGGTAAACTTTCAACTGTACTATTCTTAATAATATTAACTAGTTCAGGATAATTATTAAGATTGTTAAATACATTTATAACAAACTCGTTAATAAAACTAGTAATAACATCAAGAAAATCTTTATAATCACCTATATTAGTAAATATTTCTTCAAGAGCTTCAGATAAATCTTTAATAACAGTATCAAAAGACCATCCTTCCCAATTGTCAGGATTAGTCCAAGCTTCATCACTAATATCATCACTATTATATCGTTGAGTCCAATTAACATTAGTTTCATCACGATATGTTATAATATATCCTTTACGACGATAAATTTTATCAAGTTTATTAACAGTATCGGCAAAAGTACCTTCCCAAGTTAAATAAATACTATTACAAGCGGCAAGTATTCTATCTAATCTTGTTCCAGTTACACCATCAAAAATAGCTTGAATAACAGTCAAAGGATAAATATTATATCTAGTATCAGTTTCTTCACAATACTTATCTAGTATATGAATCGGCATATTGCCTTCTTTATCACATTGAACTTTACTAGGGTCAAAAGATTGACAATTAGTACCAACAAAAACATTCTCTTCTTTAGACATAATTACCACGGATTAGAAACACGTTTAATATAATGTAAAGCAATAGTAGGCATAAGTTTATTAATAGCAAGATAATCACCTGTCCATCTATTACCACTTATTTGGCTCCAAGTCATTTCACCATTATTGCTAATATTAGGTCCAGTCATATACCAATTAGTAGAACGATTAATGCCAAGATTATCAAGTCTATTTCTATCAGTACCATAAGGATAACCATTTTTAACATCACCATCTAAATCACCTGATATAAATCTCCAGTTACTAGGTGCTATAACTTGATGGTTATTATCACCGGATTTAGTTTTACCAACAGCAACAGCATGTTGATGTAGAGGCAAATCTGTACCACCAATATAAAATGCATATGCACTTATATTACGACCAGGAGCAGCAGGGTCATATGTATCTTTAATATTTTCAAGAACTGTTTTCCAATCAAGATTTCCTTGTTTAGGATTATTATAAATATTAATACCATTAGGTATATAACCCATAACAAATCGTCCTTGAGCAGCAGTATATATTTCCCAACCTGTTGGAGGTGTAGTAGTATCCCAAAGCATAATAGAACCAATAGGCATAACAGCAGCAATCCAAGTTTGTACTTGAGTAGCAGTTACTTCACCTGTTGTTCCTCCTCCACTACCGCCTGAGCCAAATCCATCATTTACTAATTTATTTTTAATATCTGTATAAAGAGTATTAAAATCAACATCAAGTCTGCTAGGTTTAGTTTCACTATCAGCAAACTTACTCATAGTAAGATATTTACCTGTTCTAGCTTCACCGAGTTGAGTAGTAGACATAACATTATGAGTGCCATCTCCACCACTTCCTCCACCGCCTTCAATACCAGCAATAATATCATTAATTTCAGACTTAGTATAATAATTATTAAGCATAGAATTAACAATATCTCTTACTTCTTGTTCGGTTAATCCACCGCCGCCAGAACCACCACCTGTAGCATTAATAGTAATAGTACCATCAGAGTTTTCAACAAAAGTAATATTAGTACCAGCTTTAATCATGTTCTTAAACATAGAAACATAATTATCTTCAAAATATTGTTTATACTCATTACTTATGTTACTACCACTTTGGTCTATCTTATTAAGAATCTCTTCAATCTTATTATTAATATATTGTTCTAGATTATTAATACTACCTTCTACACTACTATTTAAATCTCCAATCTTATTATAAATATCAGTAAATTTAGCGTTATATTCAGTAATAAGATTATCTATTCTAGTATTAATATTAGAAACTTCTTGTTGAAGATTACTTATCTGTTGGTCATGAAGTTCAAGATGTTCATTAATCTTTCTAAGTTCTTCAAGAAGCCAAGCATAAAACTTTTCCATCTCTTCTCTTAACTTCTCTAGGAAAGCTTCAAATTCAGCACGAGTAAGATATACAGATAAATCAAAACCCATACTTACCCATTTCTCACCATCCCAAAACCAATAAAAATCATTAGTATAAGAACCACCCCAACCAACAATTTCAACTTGTTTATTATCTTCACCTAAATCAAGAGGATGATAAAGTATTTGACCAGTAGCCCAATTTCCATCAAGAGATATAGATTCTTTATCAAACATATCTTCTTGACGATAATTGCTAAGTAATCTACATTGATTTAGTTTAACTGCACCATCATACATTCTACCACCTCTCCAAAGAATAATACTATTATCTGGAAGTTCAATAGTTTGTCCAGCTAAACAATAATCATATTGAAGTATATAAATAGTATTAGGCTCGTTAATCATATCTTGAGTAAGAGTATTAACACCACTAATCATATTTTTACGAAGATATTTACGAGCCTTTCCACTATAATCATTTACATTATAGTCTTTATCTGCAAATTTAAGTAGATTATCAACAACAGTTAAATCTTCTTCATCAGCAGCGTTAGTAATTTGAGAAGCAGTAAACATTTGTTTAACAGATTCACTAAGCATATCAGGAGTAATCTGACCTTCAAGTATTTGAACAGCATTATCTTCAAAATACTGTTTAAGTACTTGTGCCATATAATTAACTACTACATTACGACGAAGATAATTATCTTGTATATTAATACCAAATTCATCAGCAACAGCACGTTCAGCAATGGCTCTTGGAAACATACCACTAAACGATTCTACAAATTTAGAACCAATTTCAGAATCAGCTTCAAGATGCCATTTCTTTGCATTAGTAACAGGAGTTATTTCATCAAGAATATAACTCTTTTTAGTTTCAATAACATAAACTTCACAACCTACTCCAATCTGTTCCCAAGTAAGAGCATCTCTATCTTCCATTGTAGATACTACAATTCTAGCAGCTTTAAGACCTCTTTGAACAACAGCAATAAGTTCTAATATTTCTTTCTTGAAAGTTTCATAATCAATAACTAAATCTTCTCGAAGTTTAGCAATAGGCTGCCAATACTCTTCATTAGATAAAGGAATACCAGCAGGAACAGCTTTACGAGATATATAGCTAGCATAGAAACCGTCATGAACTATACATAGTCTTTCATAAGGTCTATCATTCCATTGACCATTACAAGTAAGACTAACTTTACCAAGTTCTTCTTCTATTGTTTTCATACGTTCTCTAGGTTTACTAAATTCATAGTGTAGACCCCCCGTAGAGGATGGAATACATTCATGTTATTCATTATTATAATCAACATTACTAAGACTATAAGTTTCATTATATTCTTTACCTTCTTCTCTTTGTTCCCAAAGTTTACCAGTTTCAGGGTCAACATAAAACTTAGGAGCATCTCCACAACTAACTATAGCATGAATTTTTCCTTCTTCATCAACAGGAAGAGTAATAGAACCACTATACTGAACTTGTTCACTACCTTCATAAATAATATTAAGTTGTCCTTTAATATATTTAAGAAGTGTTTCAGCAAGTTTATTTTGACCAAGTTGATATGCAGCCATTGCAGATTGGAACATATTCCAACAAGTAATAATATTTTTATTATTACCTTTACAAGTAGCAGAACAATCATTAAGCATATCAACTCCATATTGTGCCATAAGAACTAATAGTTTGTGATAAGTACAAACAAATTTACTTGGAACTGTCATATAAACATATTGAGGAGTAATCTCAACTTGTTCAGTTCCACTAGCTTTTACATAGACACCATTAACATAATTATCATCTATTTGTTCACTCATTCTACCATCAAGTTATTATATGAATTAATAATTGATTTTTGTTCTTCGTCAGAAAGCAATTCTAAGGCTTCTAGAGCTTGAATTAAAATTTGTCCTTGTGTTAACTTGCACCAATTTTTTTCGTCCAATGGAAAGCCTAATTCTGCTATTCTCGCTTGTTTTTCAGCCATAGCTGCAATACGCAATTGCATCTCTTTAGATAGCTGTTTTGGATTATTAATATAACCACCTATCATAATATCATCTTATTTAAAAGCCTTATTAATAATATATGCAGTATAATCATTAACTCTAATATCAATACGTTTATTAAATGCTAATATACGTTGGTTAGAATCAAGATGTTTATTATATATTATATTAATAATATCACCATAAACATCTTCTTTCCATTCATCTTTCATATAATGACTAAGATAATCTTCATCTCCACGATACATATTTAATTTAGAATAAGCATCATAATAAACACTATTAACTAAGTGTCTAGCATTATATTTAATTTGGTCACGATTAGCATCAACATTATTAGTAATGATAGTAGAAGCAACAAACTTTGCACATTCAGAAGCAGCATTAACAATAGCAATAGATATGACAGCTTTAGATTTCTCTCTATCTTTATCTATAATATCTTTGGTAACTATATTAAGAAGTTTAGCAATATCAGCTAAAGGATCTTTCTTTTTACTATCTATTATCTTATTAACTATAAGATAAATTACAATAACAATGCCTGGAACAAGACCTTGTTCAAAAGCATTTTGTATTAACTCCATCTTTATAAAATAAAAAATAGGGACTATCAGTATTAACAGTAATGCCAATACCAATAGCCCCTATTTGATTAATATTACCTAAATATTTACCTAATCAAGTCGGGTAACAGGTTATGCTTTTTCTTCAGTGGCAATAGCTTTAAGGATAGTTTCAACAGTTGCAATAGCATCAGCTCCAGTTGGGAATGCTATTTGTACAATCTGATGAACAACTTCATCTCTAGTTTTCATTTCACGTGGAACAGCAAAACGAAGAGTAAAGATAGTATATCCAGCATCTGCACTATCAGGTTGTTTCAAAGGATTAAGCGGATATGTAGGATACAGTTCAGTATAAGTATCTCGATAAGTATATTCGATACCAGCATCGGCAGCAGCTTTATTAGCCAAATCAGTAATATAAGCCGCATCTCCATATGCAGGAAAACCAGTAGCTGTAACTGTAACACTAATACCAACTAATTCATCAGCTCCAAGAATTTCATAATCAATACCTTTAGACTCAGCAGTTAAAGTAATTTTAGCATCAACAACTGTTGCTTTAATACCATGACCAATAGTATTGTTATTAATCTGATTAGCTAATTTCTGCGCTACATCATTTGCAGTCGGATTAAGACCTGTATGAATAGTAGCTGTCCAGCGATTACGTTCATTGAACTTTAATCCTTTCTTCACAATCATTATAGAATAATCAGAATAAGCATTAACATCGCCAATAGTAAGATTAGCAGAGAAAGTAGTAGCAGCCTGATAAACACCTTTAACAAAAGTAAGATGTTTCTTATAAGCAGGAAGAACTACAGGACCATTTGCTTCACGACCAAGATTAATATAAAATTTGTCAGTAATCTTAGTACCGTCAGCGCCAATTATTTCCTTGCCATTAGCAAGATAAGTAAAAGCAACCGCTCCAGCAGCAAGAGGTAAACTTGCTCCATAAGCGACATTGCCCGCTAACAAAAACTGTCGCATAACTAATTTAATTTAAAGTTTAACTTTGTTTATCAGCTCCACTAGAAGTAGCACCAATACTTGCAAGATAAATCTGCACTGCACGCATAACTATTTCACTATGTAAATATGGAGGTAAATCACAATTAACCCAATTACCTTCATTATCTTCATCAAATAGAACTTTAGCAGGTTCCTTAATATAAAGATATTTAACTAATTCAGGTTTAACTGTATTATTACGTCCAGTGTATATATTAGCTTCAATAGCAGATTCATCTCCAAATACAGTAACTATCGGAGCATCTTTCGCAGCACGATTACAAAAATCTCTTAGCGTCTGACCTAAATCTTCAGCTTCAATAATTCTGCAATCATAAATTGTCTTATTATTATAACTAACTTGAAAGCCTGTATATAGCATAATACCGTCGCTAGGAATAGTAATTTTATAAGGGTCAACTTCTGTTCCATTACCTGTAATTTGTCCGCCGTTAACAGTACCCGCTGTATATAAAGTTCTAAGAGCATTTACAGGACTAATAGAAGCATTTTGTCGAGCAACCTTATCATTATAAGGAACTGGTCCAACGTTTTCTACTATTACATTTCTAGCTTTCTCAATTATAGCAGTATTAAGACAAATATCTATATCTTCCATGAGAATAGCACGGACGGTCTGCATACCCATCTGCTGTGCTAGTTCTCTGAACGTCACGTGCATCTCCCCAATGTTCATAATCAAATGTTTTTAAGTTTGTTTTTATAAGCACTAACAAGAGCACTATTAGCAGGATTCTTAAACCATACAACAGCTTCCTTAACATTAGCACCGATAAATTCACCATCAGGAGTAGTAATATTCTGATTATGAATTGCTCTGATAAATTCTCCACGAGAAACAAGAACCTCAATTAAAGACTTAATAGTAATATCTTTATCATTACAAAGTTTATTAAACTTAACAGGTTCGTTTGTACTAAATTTATCAAGATGCGATTGCTTATCAACCATATCCATAGACATGCCATTAGGAATATTAATATTGTTAGCAACACAGTATTGAATAAATACAGCATCAAACAAATCACTATTCGTGAGAAGTTTAACGTAGTTACTCTTAGCAGCATTAATTTCCTGACGATGTTTAGCAAGACGCTCAGCTTCTCTTTGATCATCTTTAAAATAGAATCTAATAGATGGATCAGAATTAATAAGAGCAATATCTTTAGCTACATCTTTATACAATAAACAATGGCGATAAATTAGATAATCATCAAGAACAACAGGATAACCATATTTATATTTTTCACTTTCAAGAAGATTAAGTTTAGTAATCTTAGACTCAAGAGCTTCTCGAAGTTCTTTAACTCCTTTACGGTCACTATTTAAATAGGCAGTTTCAATAGCTTCTTCTTCAGCTCTAAAACGAAGATAATCTCGTTTACGATTCCAAAAGAAAGAAATATCAAAAGTCTTACCTAATTCATCAACAGCAACACTAATGTTATTAAGATAAGCCTTAACCCTTGAAATAAAGTTTTCGTTATTAGGAGCAAGACCAATCAAAGCAGGAAAATAAGATTCAATCTCGCCTTTATTAGAAGAAAGATTACGAGAACTACGAACACAACTACCAATTTTATCCATTCGTTTAGGTAATGTTTTATCATTAGCTCTACGATATAATGAATAATTAGTAACTAAATTAATAGTAATAGTTCGTTTTTCAGTATAAGGTTCATCAAGACTTTCATCTCTAAATCCTACTGTATTGTTAGGTCTATTATCATCTCCATCCTCTACGGGGGGTATAACCTGTTTAACTGTATTTTCATTAGAAGCAGCAGGAGCATTTTCTCCTGCTTTATTAGCTTCGCCTACTTTATTAAAATCCATATCTTAAATAGTTTCTTTTAAATGATTATAATACACATTTTAACAAGAACATCTTAGTAGTATTATCTACTTGCAAACCAATAGAACCTTTAACTTCATAACGAGCCATATCAATTTCGGTAGCTGCATGATTAGTATTAGGCAATCCCCAGCAAGCAGGAATATCGGTCATACCTTCAATAACTTTAGCTTTATAAGCCTGTCCTTTTTGACGTACAATACGAACATTCTGATTACCTTTATAATTACTCATATCAATTAAAGCAGCTTGATGAGAAGTAATAGGCAAACCAGTAGTAGGATGAATCATACCATTTTGCTTAGCAGCTTCAGCATCAGTACCCTTATCGAAATAAGCATTATGTACAACTGTAATGATATAACCATCTGGAGTTTTATACTTATTAAAGTAACGTCCATAAGAAAGACCTTCTCCATTATCTTGAATCATCTTTTCACCAAGAGGAGTGATAAATCCGTTTTCTTTAGCATCAGTTCTAATAGCCATTTCAAAGTCACGAATAAATCCTTTACCACCCATAAGAACAACTTTCTTATCACCATCTTGAGTATCACGGTCAAGAACATCACCAATTGTACGTTCAAGTTTATTAAGTGTTAGAACTTCACCATAAGTATCATAGTTAGATTCACGACAAATTTCTAACATACCAGCAGTACGATAAATAGGTTTACCATTATCATGGTCTTTCAAAGGAATTGTACCATCAGGTAAACGATTATATTCAGCTTTCCATAACCGCTCTTCGTTCATTACTCTCATGTGCAAGTTGAACTGGCGCATTTCTTCATTAATCCAAAGATTGGAAGTACCACCATTATCGTTTTGGAATTGATATTGAGTAATAACATTAGCAAGATTACCAGCTATTTCTTTAGAATAACGATAAAACTCAAGTTGAGAAGTCATACCAGCAGGACCCATAGTATTACTTCTGTTACCTTTAGAATAAGATTCAGAAACAGTAGGAGCACTCATAGCCCAATACATACCTTTAGTCAACCATTGAGGGTCAACATAAGCATCAGGATTAGGAGAAGTAAGTTTCAAAAGATAACCATAACCATAAGCAGATTCTCCTAAATCTTTCTGAATACGAACTTGAGTAATACCATCAGGAGCAGTAAGACCATGTTGTTCAATAAACCAGTGAGTAGAGAAATGAACTTCAAATTCAGAACCATTAAGACCAGGTTTAGTAACATTAGTATTAAAATAAGTTACAAAGTCAGTAAACTTCATACGACCCATAGTCTTCCAAGTCCACTGTACAGTAGCAATATCTTTAATACCTCGGCTACCTTGCCCTTCAGTAATAAAACTTAAAGGAAAACGGTCGCTATCCATACCATAATTATAAGTCAGAAAACTATTAATTTCTTCCGGCTTCTGTAATTGAAGATAAGCAATTGATTCTTCATTAGAATAACCTCTATCTTCATAACGAGTTTGTCCAATAACACGTAATGTTTTCATCTACAAATTTACTATTAAATTAATAACCAAAACGTTCATCTTTTAGAACGTCATTTTTACTATCAGGTTTAGTTATTTTAATAGCTCCTCTTGTAGATTTACGTTGACTTGCAGTAAGTTTCAACTTTTTAGCTTCTTTATCAGAAACAGCCATTTCTATCAAACTATCATAACCTTTACCTGTATATTTAAGCCAAGCTTTAAGCAGTTCTTCATCGCGTCTTTCAGCAGGAGATAACTTCATTAAATCATTTTCATAACGAGAAAGTCCTTTATCATCAACTTGATAAACATAATTAAAGAAATCTTCTGGAGTTGTAGAAATTTGTTTTCCATTACGTTCAATAATAACAGTTTCAGGAATACGATAACCGGCAATTTGTCGTTTATCAATACATTCTTTAACACCATTCCAAAATTCTACAAGTTGTTTTTCTTCTTCTGCTTTAACTCGTAAAGCCTCTTTAGCATTAGCTTCACGTACATCGTTATCAGCTTTCTGAAGAGCTTCAAGTTCTTCTTTAGCAACATTGAAAAGTTCATTACTATCTTTCAAATATTGAATATACTTATCAACATTACCACGACGATTAAATTCCTTAAACGCTTCACGAACAATAGCTTCTTGTTGGCTCACATTATTTTCATCGACTTCAATACCGCTTCTATCTCTAAGTTCACCAAAGCCTTCAAATGAATTACCATTTGCAACATAATAATTAAGAAAATCACTAACAACAGGATAATCTTCAAATAATTTATTAACTCCAGCTTTAGCAAATTCATCACGTTTTAAATCAAGAACGGATTGAACATAACTTGCAACTCCTTGAGGAGTATTATCAAAAGTAACTGGTTTGCCATCTTCTGAAGTAACAGAAACACCTACAAGTTCTTGAATTGATTTAACATCAATTTTATCTTCATTACTAGTATCTTCTACTTCAAATTCTTTAAGATAAGCAGCAACTTCATTTTTAGCTTTAAAGATATTACCTTTATCGTCAATAAGATTACCGTCTTTATCAACAGTATATTTATTATCTCCATCTTCAATAATAGTACCTTCTTCTAAATCATGCTCATTAGCAGTAGCATCATCAGGATTTTTAGTATCCTTGGTTTGACCCCCCGTAGAGGATGAAGTTTGTTTATCTTTATTAGCATCACCATTATTGCCATCTCCATTACCATTTCCGGTAATATCATCAACAGCATTACCATTAGCATCTAACTGTCCTGTTTTACCTGTATCAAGGTCAGTAACGTCGTCAGTAGGTTTTACATCAACATTAGATGTTTCACCGTTAAAACCAAAACTATCAAAACTAGGCATAATTCTTTGTTTTTAATTAATTACTATATCACAAATATAAATCTTATTAATAATATGAGTTTTACTTATATTGTTAAAATGTGTTCACCATTAAGATGATTTCTAATGAATTTTACTATTGCTAATCGTATCTATTTAGGTCTAATAAATACTGCTGTCGCTTTCAGACAAGCCCTACAATAATCAAATTTTATTGAGATGATTAATTCATCACGGAATAGATAAAATGCTTAGAATGAGCTGGAAATCGTTTATATGATGTAAATAAAAAAGAAAATGGGCTGAACCTACTTTCACAAGCAAGTCCAGCCCTATTATGAACAAAATTTAGAATTACAGTCAACTATTTACTTTTAACATCATAACGATTTTTATTCGTCTTTGCAATCTTTACTTTATCATTACTTTCTTTGGCTTTTACAGCTAATTCTTTTTCTTTAAGACTAGCTTCAACAGCAGTCTTTTGAGCATCTAATCCAAGTTTAGTACGTTCAATATTAAGTCTAGCATTTTCCATACGTTCTTCGGCTTGATTCTTTTCAGATTCACTAAGACCATTATCAAAACTCATGATATTAGCATTAGCTTTCATAGCTTCTATTTGTCCATCAAGATACTTTTCAATTCTAATAGTTTCTCTATCTTGTTCAGCTTTTCTATCAATTTTAGCAAGTTCAAATTGTTGACGAAGTTGTTCTGTTTGTTGAGAAACACGTTCAATATCGAGCTCATGCTCTCTTTGAATATTTTGATATTTATCAATAAGTTTACTAATTTGAGCAACATTATCTCCACGTATAGCAGCATTAGCCATATCCATATTACCGTTTTGAGCAGCACTAAATGCAAATTGTTTATATTGTTCAAGTTTCTCACGTTCTTTAACAGAAGTTTTACAAGTAATAATATAATTAGCAAAAATATGATTATTAACATCAAGATTTAAATATCTAATATCACCATCTTTAGTTTTATAAGAAGTATTAAGACCATCAATCCAAGCAAGTTTAGTATAATCCATTTCAGCTTGATAATCTCGTTCTCTCATTTTATCAAATATAAATTCGATAATAACAGAACCCATACTTCCACGAATAACAGCTTCATCTGTTACTCCTTTACCAGCACTATTAGCAATCTCTCCATAACGTTGAGGAGTCATATCGCATTCCATCTTAGCAGTCTGTTCAATCTCTTGAATAAGTTGTCCAAGTTCAGTAATATAATTATTCATACGACTTTCAAGATATCGAACATTTTGTGCTTTAACAATACTAGAATCATCTTCATCATCAATGTAAAGAACTCCATCAGCTGCCATACGATATATGGTATCAGCAGGTTTCTTACCAAGAAGAGATTTAGCAATCATAAGTACATTCATCTTATTTTTAGCAATTGCCATTTCTCTATGATAAGCAACTATATTACGAAATACTTGATAAGGAAGAACTGTATCTACAATACTAAATCTTCCAAAACCTGGAAGAAGTTCTGCAATACCATTATAAGGAAGTTTGCCATTTCTATTATAAGCAATAGGACGAGCCTTATAAGGATATATGCTTGTAGCACGAGAACCAATCCTAACGCTTTCATAAACTTGAGGTCGCCACACCCATTCAATACTAATATCACCACCAGCAGGGTTAAGCTGATAAGTTTCATCAACAATTCTTGTTGTAACAAATGCTCCATCATTATAAGTAAGTATTCCTTCTTTTATTTCACCTCTCCAAACAGCATGCCATACTTCAAATAGACCGTTATTTGCATCACGAGCCATTATATTAGTATTCTTAATATGTTGTAAATCGTCTTTATTAAATTTAGCACATACATCACCAAAGTAGTGCATATATTTATCCCAATTTAGAAGAGCTTTATCGCTAGAACTAGTAGTGCTATATTGATAATAAGTATCAAGTGCTTCTCGTTCCTTTTCAGAAAGATATTCATAAAACTCATCTATAATTTGTTGTCTAGTAAGCATACGACGCTCAGCAAACATATCATAATCCTCAGCAAACATACTATCATTATGAACTGGAAAAGCATCTCTAACACTAACAACTCGTTTAATTAATTGACTTCCTACAACATCTCTATAAGTATAACAAGCTCCAAAAGTAACAAATTCAAAATAAGCTCTAGCATATATAGTAAATGCATCAGTAAGGTCATCAATAACATTAATTAAATCTTGACCTTGTGCACTTATATCATCAATAAAGTTTTCATTAAATTCTTTAATAAAAGCCTCAATATCTATAGCTTGTTCAGCATTAAATTCCTCAGGATTATTACCTTCATTAACAAACTGTATATAACTTTCTTGTATTCTTTTAGCTACAGCTTGTTCAGCAAGTAACATAATTTGTCTACCAAGTTCTGCATCTCTAGCAAATACAACTTCAGGATTATTAGCACCAACAATAAAATCATGTGGATTCTTAATATATTCACCAATATATCTACGAATGATACCTTTCATCATATCGTAATTGCGCATAGTAGCAGGAAAACGAGTTAGATTTTCATCTTTCTCATTATAAGGATTAAGAGTTTTCTTATAATATATTTTTGGAATATTACCAAGAAGAATATTAAATTTCTCTTCTACATCAAAATCTGCTTTACAAGCAATACCAGCTTCTATAACATAATCACAGCATTTAGTATACCATTCAACTTTTTGTTTTTCAGTATAGCTAACATGTTGATTAGGAAAATCAACTCTACCAAAATTATACATATATTTACTTATTTAATTTCAAAACCAATTTCTATTAAAAATATCTGTTTTATCATTATCTTCAGTAACTTTTTTACGATTAGCAAGTTCTCTCTTACCTTTAATATCTATTGACTTCCAATATATACCTAAAAGTATAAGACTAGATATACGGTCAAAGTTACCATCTGCATTAAACTTTTTAAGTTCAAGAATAGTTTGATAATCAAGAAATCTTTCAAAAACATATATATCTTCTCCAAATTCATTCTTACCAATAACTTCATATAAGAACTCTTTAAGAAGTCTAAGACCATCAAGTTTTTTAGGACCATTACCAATACTATAACCATAACTAGTACTAACTTTTTCTTTAATAGTAGCATCCCAAACAAATAAAGGTTCATGACCTAAATATTTAGTAGCTTTCCATTTACGAAAATTAGAAACAGTTTCACCACGATTTATTTCTACTAAACCAGTACCAATACAATTATACCATTTACATAATCTATAAAACTTTTCATCAGCTTCTTCAAGTCTTTCAGTACGTCCATAATATGCAGCACATAATTTAGGTTTAAATCCATTACGTTCTCTAGGCATTTCAACAACGAACATACTATTATGAGAATGTCTATCAGTAATTTCTTTCTTATCTTTATCAATACCAACAGGGTCATAAACTGCAACATAAGTTCCAGGAAGAATAGCTCTTACAAGTCTATCATCAATATAAGTTTCTTCATATTCAGGAGCAAACCAAACTCTTATACAACCATGAGGATCTTCATTACCGCGTCTAGGAACACCTTGAATATAATCATAAATTTTAGCATCAGGATTTTCAATTTTTATACGAGCATTAGATTTAAAATAAATTTTCTTAAGACCATCTTCAAATAATTCTCCGTCAGTATAAAATTTATAACTATTATCTACTCTAAGTTTATCTTCAAACTTATTTAGAGCTTCACTACTAAATATATTTTCACTAGCACTACTAAATGATTCAGCAGGAAATAAAGCACGTTGACCAAGATAATTAAGATATTCTGAAAAAGTTTTAGCAGTTTCTTTCTTTTTAATTCTTTCTCGTGCAGCAAGTTTAAGACCTATTCTTAAATTACTATTTCCATCTTCATCAAATCCTTTAACTCCGTCTATTTCACCTTCAAGTCCCCAAGCATAAGATTTAAAAAATCCACAAACTTCATTACGAGCGTCATTATCCCAAACATTTTCAAATGGCATAAAGTTAAATGCTCTAGGATTATAAAAGTTTTGTTCAAATATTTGCATATTAGCAGCAGTAGCAGTTCCCCAAGCCATAAGAGTACCAGTAGTACGAGTACCAACAGTCATTGTAGGTTCAGTTACATTCATAAAGTCATCAAAGTTCTGCATTGTAGATAACTCTTCAACTTTAATAGTAACAGCATCTTTACCAATAGCACAGTCTGGATTATTATTAGCACTAACACTTAAAAGAGAACTAGACCAACTATCATCAGCTTCAACTCCGTTTTTCATACGATAACCAAGTTTAAAACTATCAGCGGTTGGACTAAATATACCTCTTTTAAATGGAGTTTTTTCTTCATAGAACTTTAAGTTATTAACAGCAAAATCACTTAAACCTCCTTGTTTAGTTAAATATTTATTATCGGCTGCAACATGAATAACAACTTTATGTTTAGATAGATTAACTTCGTTAGAACTATCAGAAGCCATAATATAAGAAAAACCTCCACGTCTAGTTTTATCAATAATAAGATGTAAACCATTACGTCTACAAAATTCTATAATTTGAAAAGTCCAAAACTGAGCATCAATAAAACTAGGAAAACTATAAATCTTTTTAGCAGTAGCTCCATGATTAGTAATAATAACAGATGATTCATCTGTACGCTCCATTCGAGTATAATTAAGAAAATTATAATGAGCACCTGTTATCCAAATATCTTCAATACTTCCATCTGGATTTTGCCAACAAGGAGCACTAAATCCATTACGTCTTCTATCACATTCTCTACGTCTAAATTGTCTATGAGGAATACTATCAACTTTAAATTGAGTATATTTACCTGTGGCTTGATATGCTCTAGCAGGTTCATTAAATAATTCAGTATTAATAAACTTACCAGGTCTAATATTTAAAAGAAAGCCACCACTATCTCCAATTAGAAAATTATTATGAGGGTCATACCATCCGCAATCACTAGCTTTTTTATAATTTTTCTCTTTATCAGGTTCTTCAATATATTCTAAAAATGGATATTTACCATCAGCCATAATATTTTATTTAACAAGTAAACAAACAACAAAAGCGATAGCGCATACAGCACCACCGCCTACCAAATATCTATTATTACGTTTAATACGTTCAATAGATTTATTTAAATTATCATTAACTTTATTAGTATTATCAAGATTACATTGAAGAATTTTAATCTCATTATTGATAGTATTATATTTAAGTTTTTGAAGACTAATAATACTATCTTGTTCTTCAATTATATCTTTATAAAGTTTACTTTTAATAATTTTAGCATTAGCAACTTTAATCATACTAATAGGAACAGAAACAATTGTGTCAGTAGTATTGACTCCCCGTGGAGGATGCACTACATTATTAATCTCACTCTGACACCAACTTCTTGAATAACTCCCAAGAAGCACTATCACTAAGACTAATAACTTTATCATCAATATCTTTTTCATGTTCTTTAAGTTTATAAACTACACTTTCTCTTTCAATTATAACTAACTGTATAGAATCAATCCGAGTACGATTAATAGCAGTGTCACTTCTGTTATATGAATTGGCTTCTACACTAAAACGACTTATTGATAAATATAAAGTTGCACATAAATTAATAATCACTATTACTAATATTGCTATTAATATCTTCTTCATGATTCTATACAGTATTAAGTTAATCTTTTATTTCAATAAGTTTGTTAAGTAAATCAAGCGTCCATCTACCTGTTTCTTTAAGACCTAAAACTCTTTGAGCCATCTTAATAGTAGCAGTTTGACCACAATTTACATTTGTATCGAATAATTGTTCTGCAACTCTTTGACTATTAAAATCATCAAGTTCAAATACATCCCAATAACCAATTTTATATTTAGACCAAACAAGTTTTTGAAGTTGAATATCATTATCAAGTTTAGACTTAAATTCTTTACTACCAACAGTATAACGTTTCTTATATTGGTCAATCATATTCCAACCTTGCCAAGTAGGATTATACTTACGACTTATACCTCTATAAGTTTCTCCACCAGCATCATCTTTATCATTTACATATCCACCTTCTTTAATAGAAAGTTTTTTAAAAGCATCTCCAAAGTTAGCCATAATTTAATATTTATAAGGATTAGTACAATAACGAAAACAATCACAAGCATCGGCATAATCGTCTTCATTAAAACTTTTAATAGTAGCCCAAAATAATAGAACTTTAATTTGTACTTTATAATTTATAAAACTAATTTCTCTATTATTTTTACGACAGTTAGCAACTAATCTAATATTACCTTCATGTTTAATTATATACATAGCTTATTATTCATTAAGAACTCTATTAATCCAACCTCTAAGAAATTTAATATTATTTCCTTTACTAGCAATATCATTATAATATCTGATACGTTCAAGCTTATATTTAGCAATAAAATAATCAGCACTAATAGTAGTATCAGACTTATAAGAATTAAGAGAATCTTGAGTTCTACGAAGTAACTCTTTAGTAAGAACTAATTCATTAACAGCAGTAGAATCAGTAACAGGAACATAACGAATTTCAGGAACTGGAGTAATACGTTTAGTGCATCCACTAGATAAACAAATAGCAAATATAACTAAAACAATAAAACCAATAATTACTCCAATTAAATTATCTTTATTTAATTTCATATAGCAAGTTTAAATTGAGTTTGAACACCACTAGCTTTAATTTGTAATTCTCTATCTTTAAGAACTTTATTAATATCGTCACGTAGATAATTCATAGTAAAGAATTTAGTAGTTTCAACAGGATTCTCTTTAATATGATAAAGACCATCAGAAAATCTTTTTGGCATACCATATTCATTAAGTTCAAAATCACTATCAATATGACATAACCAAATACCTTTAATAGTTAAACCAAGTATATATTCAACAGCAAAAGCATACATACTAAGTTGTAAATTATATATAGCACCATTACAATTAGGAAGATGATTAAGAGGAGCTAAAAGTCGTTCATCTTTCTCAACCCAATTATTAGTTTGTTGTGCAGGTTTAACTGTCTTATCTTTTTTATAATAACCACTACTAAATTTTAATCCACCACGATTAGTTTTCCAATCTCCTACAACAGCACAATTAGTATCCTCATTAACAAGAAGAATATCAATAGTACCACTGATTAACCAATCTATAAGAAACATACCAATTTCACTATAAATCTTATAGCCTTTTTCAGTGTACATTTTAAAAGCATCATATATAAGAGGATATCTATTACCTGTAATTTCAATAAAATCATTAAGATTAAGAAGTTTATAACTAGCACCAAAATTAGGAATATCAGCAATAGTAACCATTACACCATTTTCTCTTTTATCAAGATAATTAATAGCTTGTTGAAACATAGATGCGCCTTTAACTCCATCTTCAAGACCGTTATGAGTATTAGTTCCACGTTCACATGCTTCTTTAGTAATAGCAGACCATTGTTCTTCTAGTTTCTTTTCACTCATTCCTAACTCTTTAGACTTCTTTCTTAACCAATAGTTCTTATCGAATTTAGGTTGATATTGGTGGAGTATTTGAGTTGTACTAATATAACTATTATTTAAAGTATCTGCATAACTATGTTCGGCTTCATTAAAAATAAGTCTTATATCATTATATCTTTTATCTCTAAGTTCCATATTAATATTATTAAGTTCAACACTAGCTTGGGTACGCTTCGGCACTGCGTGCCTACGCTATACTCCCCGTAGAGGATTGGAATGAATTAGCATTAACTTATTCTTCAATCATAGAGCTAATAACTTCTGTACCTCCTCTACCAACAGCATTCTCTTGTTCATATAGAAGATTTTCCTCAGCAATATTAAGAGCTTTAATCGTGTTTGGAAATTGATTAGCCAAGTCATTAATCTGTTTCATATATCCAATAACAGTAGGAACATCTTCAAGACTTGCACCATCAGATAACTTATCATTTAATAGCTCATTTAGTTTGTTAGCAGCTAAAGCAACATTATGAATACCACGTTTAATGTTAAGAACAGCTTCCATACCAGCTCCAGCTTTTTGATTATAATATCTTTTAATTAATTTCCAAACAAGAATATCAGGTTGATAATTCTTAGGTAAATCAAAGTTTTCAATAGCCTTTTTAAGAGCTTCTTTTTCACTAAGACCTTCTTGTAAACAAGGACCTTTAGGGTCGCCAAGATAATAAATAACACCAACTTCTTTAATATACATATCTTTATTAGGAGATTTATCTCTAGTATAAAGAAGACTAACATCTCTATCAAGAAGTTGTTTAAGTGTAGGAGCTTTTGGCATACCAGTTTCATCTATGGTCAGCATCCAATCCAATTCCAAACCGTTCATATATTTCTTCTACTTCTTCATCAAATTCAATAATTTCAAGTTTACTCATAGCATATATCCAAAGATTAGCATAAGCAATACCGTGTTTTTTACTTAGTTTAATCCATTTAGGAAGAAGTTTCTTTTTAAACTTACGTTCATTAGTAATCTTTTCTTCTTCTTCATAATGTTTTTGCTTTTCTTCTTCCATAACTTTCGCAGTATATTCTTTATACTCTTCTCTAGTCATAGTTTTTCTAGCTTCTTTAAAATCTTTATAATGACTAATAAGTTTGGAACGATACCAATTTTTTTGAATAGTACCAATATGAGGAATAGCAACACATTTATCTTTTCGTATATTAATACTAGCTTCTTTTTCAAGATTCTCAATAATAGATTTACAAAGTATTCTTTCATCTCCTTGTAAACCAATATCATCTAGAATATTATTCATATCTTTATAGATAAGAATATAATTATCATCAAATTCTTCGTGTGAACTAGTATTAGCTATATTAAAATTAGTTTTAAAATCCATAGTTGAAAGTTTAAGAACTCCTTTTAGTTTACTACTATAAACAAGAACACAAGTACCTATAATTTAAGTTATACAATGAGTAGTTCTAAAAGGAGTTCGATATTTAGAATTTAATATGGCAGCTAATTAATCTTTAGTAGAATAAATAAAAGGATTAGAATTACCAGATTCAGAATTAATAGCAGCTTTTAAATCATTAATAGCAATAACTTTAAATTCTAAGAACCAAACTTTCTGTCCTTTATTATATCCTTGTTTTTGTCCAAAAGTACCAACAGTAATAGAACGAGTTAATTCAGTATCATTAGTAATAAACTTATTAATAAATTGAGGACTAAGAACATTATGTTTAAGATAAAGATGATAACCACGTTCAAGAGTAGAACGGTCAATTATAATCTTATCCATTTTGTTCATACCAATAAGTTTAGAATCTTCATCACTAATCTTAGCAATAATTGGTATAACCTCAACAGTAGATACTTTATTATTAATAACACCAAATAAACTTTCATTTTGGCAAAGAGCTACAATACAATAATGTTTAGCAACTACTACATTACTAAGAACAGCTTCAAGTGCTTCACTTGTTATTTCACTTAATTCAGTAGGTATATTAATACCAAAATCTTTAAATTTACTTTCAACTTTAATCATAATACTAATTTATCTAGTTTTAATAATACAATCAAGACCTGTACTTCCAAGTTTAAGTTTACTTTGAATCTTAATTTCTTTTTTATTCCTATCTCCACTATGAAATTCTCTAGTGTATTTAGGCTTAGTTTCACTTTTATCTTTTCCCATAACTTAATTGTTTTTAGCAAATGTAAGAGTTTGAATGAATCTACCAAGAGAAAAACTATTTTTAACATTTGTGTCATAGAGGATTATATGATTATAAATATGCAAGTCATACTCCCCGTGGAGGATGGAGATGAGTTAGACTTAATCATATTAGTATTAATGATATTAATAGAGATAATAATAATAATGATAGTATTGATTAACTTGATGTGATTGATACTGATTGTATCCATCCTCCACGGGGAGTATAGCGGAGAGCGAAGCTCGGAGCGGGTCACAGCGAATCTATTAATGCTGATTATATTAATATTATATATATATATAATATATATCTAATAGATACTATTGCTACTTTATAACTCCTTGATTATCAATAAATTATAAATACTAATTTATACCATACATGGAATAGATTTCGATATTTCCTAGAGTAATATATTTTTATGTTAAACTTAATACTATTATTGTTATGACTTTTAAAGAAGATTTTAAACCTACTAAAGTTTATAATAAACTTGTTAATGATGTTTGTTATAATGCTGATTGTTTAGAAGAATTTGAAAAACAAAGACTTGTTGTTGCTAATCCTTTTAGTTATAATAAAAGTACCAGAACTGGTATAGTTGCTGAATTTGATAATGATTATCATCTTAGTAAAGAAGTTGGTATTAAACGTAATTTTGTTACTATTGGTATAAGAGTTTGGGATATAATAAGAAAAAATAGATATGCTGTTATTATTTCTTTTATTGGTTATATTGCTGAAAATATTAAATTTAATAGTAATGTTATTTATATTTCTCATGATTTAATTAAAGGTTATGGTTTAGTTAAGCCTAATTATAGAGATTATTATAACGCTATTGCTTATCTTGAAGATGAAAATATTATTAAAAGAACTAATATTAGAAATATTTATGTTGTTAATCCTATTTACATATTTAGAGGTGATGTTAACAAACTTATTAATATTATTAGTGAAGCTAAATTAATAAAAACTTTTGATGATAAAGATAGACTTATAGTTGATAAATTTGTTTTATTTAAAAATGATACTGATAAAGGTATTGTAATTGCTAATAAAGATTTGTATGCAACTGAAGTTGTAGATATTGGTGAGGACTGAATTAAATATAATAGTAATGATAGTAAGGATAATGACGAAAATACTGAAGATAAAAATTATGAAGATAATAGTAATGTATATTAATGTTTTGATAATGATAGTAAGAATGTTGAAGATGATAGTAAGAATGTTAAAGATGATAGTAAAAGTGATAGTAAAAGTGATAGTATTGAAAATAGTGTATGTTGGTGTTTTGATGAGGCTAGTGAGTATAAGGGGTGGGTCATTAAATTGGACTTGACTACCCCCGTCAAGTTCTAGGAGAAAGTAAAGTTCTCACTCTCATTATCAACATTAAATATTTTGAGATTATTCATCTCATTACATTACTAACTATTAATACTAATCATTATGAGAACAAACAAACCATTGTTGTTAGTTGCTATCATACTGATGATACCAGCTATCATACTAGCATTGAAAGTAGAGCCAACTAGTGATGAACAGATTACTGCTGTTGTATTTGGAATACTATCGGCTATTGTTAGTTATCTTAGTAGAGATTAATCTCTACTAGATGATGTTGCTCATTATCAACATTAAATACTTTGCAGTTGAAGAACAATTGCCAGTAATGCTACTGATTAGCATAATTAAAAACTTAATAGTCATGCCAGACGTAAAAGATTTATCTCAAGCTGCACAAGGTGCTGCTGTTGCTCCTGAGAATGTTAACGTAGTTGAACAAGCTACAAGTGTTGAACAAGCTAATGCTGCAAAAACTGAACAAGTTCAGACTATCGAAGCTATTGTCAAGTCTATTTGTACTGACGGTCATAGTCATGTAGTTAATACTACTATTACTAATATTGACTGTCAAGAACGAACTGCTGCAAATGGCAAGTCTTACCTTAATGCATTTGTTACTATTAGCAATCCTGTTAAAGGTGCTCAAAGTATGCCTGATGGTACTCATAGAATGGGTATGCTTGGTGCTGTACAAACACCTTTTAATCAAGTATTGCTAGTGATGCGCAAAGACAAGTTCTACGGTCGATTCGTGAACTATATTGCCGAAGCTGCTGAAGCTGGCTTTGCTAGTATGTACTTAACTGGCGTTAATATTAGCATACTTTGTCAGTTTGTTGCTGCTGGTGTACAAGAACGTAATCCGTTTACACGTAAAGATAATCTTTACAATGTTGTAGATTACGACCGTTATGTATATCATATCATAGGTATCGAGCAACCTAATGATGCTGTCACTGTTGGTGCTTATAATGCACTTATCAAACAGCTTATGGAAGATGCTCGTGCAGCTATTGCGGCTAAACGTGACGCCAAAGCTAAAGCAGCTAGTTTTGTTGCTGCTAGTGTTAGCGATGATGACAATATGCCGTATTAATCAACATTACGCTACTGACCTTCGGGTTGGTAGCGTTAATGCTATCAACAATAGTTTTGTTGGTGCTACTGCTAGTAAACAACATGGTAATGCTCATAGTCAACATTAAATATATTGCAGCAAACGAACTTAACAGTCTGATAAGACTTGTCAATCAAGACCTAGCTGCAAGTTCTGATAAGTCTTATCCTAATATTAAACATTATGAAAGTACATCGTATTATTACTACTATTGAAGTTGAGAATGATAATTCTATTACTTCTGTTGAACTTACTAAACTTTATCCTGCTAATGTTGATATTCCTCTCACTATTACCAATTTAACTACTAATGGTAACGGTGATGATATCAAACAAGTATATGTTGTTGTTGATGATTGTAGAGGTATTATTAACGATAAACTAAAAAGTATCGCTTATAGTCTTAATAATTGTCTTAATCGTTATAAATATAATGAAATTACTGATGAATAACTATTGTAAATTTTTTTCATAATATATATATATATACGAAGTATATTATATATATATATTATACCCTAGAATCATCGCATGATATTGATACTGATATTGCTATTAGTAATGATAAGACTAATTATGTTAGTGAACTTAGAACAACTCATCTTGTGAAACAAGATGATGTTGGTATGACTAATGCGAATGGTGCTGATACTGATATTGGTCATGGAGATTTACTCTCATAACAAAAAGTTATATAGGTGAAATTAAAGGTGACGAGAGGTATTGAATGTGGAGAAAGAGCATGTGGAGATGAAAGTGGTGAATGTGGATTTCGTAGAGAATGAGATGGTGAAGTTGGGAGTGGTGAATGTGGATTTCGTAGAGAATGAGATGGTGAAGTTGGGAGTGATTATGATGGAGATGAATGTGGAATTGAATGTGGAGATGGTGATGCTAAAGCGACTAGTCCTGCTGCCATTCCTCATCCTACTCAACTTCCTTCTCCTCATCCTATTCCTAATCTATCTAAACCTATTGCCCAATCTC